GTATCAGTTAAAGAATTAATTACATATTTACCAGACCCCACATCTACATAATTTCCACTCGAGTTATTAACAACTAAACTACCATTTACTGTAACAATGTCATCTTTTGTATTTACTTTTAATATTGATGTATCTGTATTGTCCTTTATATCTAATGCAGTTTCTGATTCTGTAGTACTATATATATCACCTGATGTTACAATCCGTTTCACAACACCCAAACCACCAGATACAACAAATGATGCAGTACTAGCATTCGTAGCTTCTTGTGTATTTGATAATCCAAAAACACCCTTTGATTTAATATTACCAGTTTCTGTTTCTACACTAAATAATTCTTCTGTACAATCATTTGTAGTTATAGAAAATTTTGGTATATCACCAGAACTACCATAATCACCATATTGAGGAATATTCATAGTAAAAGTTCTACCAGAATTTAAGGTATTATACCCCCTACCTATCATATATCCTGATTTGTTGTCAAACTTTGAACTTAAACTTATTAAACTTTTTGCATTCATCGCAGATGTTGAAATAATGTTTATACTTGAATTCGTTGATGTCCCATCCCCTGCAACTACATCAATTTTACCAGAACCTGACGAATCTATTACAAAAACATTTTGTGTATTACCATTTTTTCTAACAACTAAACTTTCAGATGAGTCGCTGTCAATAATAACACCACTTTCTGTATAAATTTTCTTAACAACACCTAAACCACCATATGTCCATAATGACCCAGTTGAACCATTTTCAGTTTCAGTAGTAGTTTTTATACCAACATTGGTTGTTTCTATAAACAAATTAGTATTAGACGTCTTAATACATATATCATTATTTACTGATTTGATGTATTTAGAATTGTCACCGAAATTTAACTCGACATCATCTGGTACGTTTATAGAATCTGTTGCTGTTAAATATATTTCTCCAGCTGAGCGTATATATAAATCATTACTACTATCCGCATACATACGCTGAAAACCACTATTACCAAATCTAATACCATTATCTGTTGGAATTTTTACATCCAAATTAGGACCAGGTGTTAATATTATATTGTTACCAGCCACTAAAGTCAAATCATTATTCGAGTTTGCAGAAATCTGTTGATTGTTATTATAAAAAGCCAAACCTATATCTAATGGAATCACTACTTTCTTATTTGGTCCTGGCGTCAAATGTATATTCTGACTACTACTAACTACCATATTATTAGAACTATCTGCATATATTTGTTCTGATTGTGTAGAAAATGTTATAGGAATTTGATTCGGAATTCGTATTCTTTTACCTGCATCTAAATTAAAATCAATGTGCCCACCACCTGTTATTACTATATTCTTAGTTATACTTTCTGAAACTATACTTTGAGTCGTTTCTCCTAACACAATAGGTTTATTATAAGGAATAACTACTTTAGTTTCCGGTGTTATATTAATATCTGAAACACTTGATAAATTTAAAGAATTTGTTACAGTATTTGTCCAAATTATACTATGACTTGTATGATTAGTTCCTCGTAAATACAATTTACCATTTGACCAAATATCATTTGCTATACCTATACCTCCAGATAAAACAAATGAACCAGTTGAAGTACTTGTTGAATTTGTCGTAGATGTTAGAGATAAATCAATTGATACAGTATTCCTAGAATCCAAACGTTTTGTTGCATTGTTCCACATCATTATACCATTTTGTAATGGTGAATCTTCTCTTGTAGCAACGGCTTGCATATTACTTATAAACCCAATACGAAAAGTATCATCGATGTCATTAAACACTATTCTATAATTTTCTAAACTACCTCTTTCTATTTCTAACCCCGATTGATTTAATGTTACACCAGCACCATTTTCTAAACGATTCAGTAATACAATATTATCCTCGAATTCAATTACGTTTGTATTTAATATTGTTGTATTACCTTCAACATATAAATTTCCTTGAATTGTACCATCTCCTGTTAAAACTAAATTTTTGAATGTAGGTGAGTCTCCTGGACGTACACCTTGACTAAGAAAACTTTCATGTCTTGCAACTAAACCATTAATATTTTGATAAATAATTTTATTATTCACAATAGGTTTAGGCATATTTTGTCTATTACTTATAATTAGTAAAAAAATAAAATATTAATTCGTGACGTAAAAATAACTTTACGTGTTTCTTCGCTAACTTTCAATAATTTATTATACCTTCATAATTATTATCAAAGTTGTTATTTTTTAATTTTACGTTATATGATAATTTTACATTATATGATAATTTTACGTTATATGATAAAAATTGAAATAATTTTAACTTACAAATAATCTTAGAAATGACCAAGACAAAAACAATCGAGGAAACATATAAAAAATTAACTCAAAGAGAACATGTTCTTGAACGTCCAGGAATGTATATAGGATCTGTTAAAAAACAGATGGAAGAATTATGGATAGCAAATGAAAAGGATGATTCTATCCGAATGGAAAAACAGATGATTGAATATTCACCAGCTTTCATTAAAATTTTCGATGAAGTTTTGACAAATGCTACAGATCATAGTTTTAGAGATAATACTGTAACAATTATAAAAGTTGATTACTCAAAAGAAACTGGAGAAATAAGTGTTTGGAACAATGGTAACGGTATTCCCGTTCAATTACATAAAGAACATAATATGTATGTTCCAGAACTTATATTTGGTCATTTATTATCTGGTAGTAATTATGACGATACAACTACAAGAACTGGTGCAGGTACAAATGGTCTTGGTAGTAAAGTTTCAAATATTTATTCAAAAAAGTTTATTGTTGATACCATTGACAGTAAAGAAAAGAAACGGTTTATACAAGAGTTTTCTGACAATATGACACAACGTACCAAACCAAAAATTACAACAAATTCCAGTAAAAGTTACACAAAAATATCATTCGTCCCTGATTACTCAAGATTTTCTATGAATGGGTTAGAAGATGATAGTATTTTGTTGATTAGAAAGCGTGTATTGGATTGTATTGCTTGTACAAGTGCAAATGTTCAAATTTTTTTAAATGGTGAACGTTTACGTGGAAAAGGTCTTGTTGATTATACCAAATACTTTTTTGAAGGTGAAAGGGTAATTAGCGAATCACAAGTAGAACGTGTAAAAGGAAAAGGTGGTGTAGTTACAGAATACATATGGGAATATGCTATTGTTCCTAATGCACAATACGAACAAGTTTCTTTTGTAAATGGTAATTCAACAACACAAGGAGGAAAACACGTTGATTATATTTTATATCAAATTATTAACAGATTGAAAAAGATGATTGAAGAAAAAAAACGAATGAAGGAATTGAAACCGAATTTTATCAAAGATAAACTATTCATTTTCCTAAGAGCTACTGTAGCCAATCCATCTTTTAATAGTCAAACAAAAGAACAATTGACAACACCAAGTAAAGACTTTGGATGTAGCGTAACTGTTAGTGACCAATTCATTACAAAGTTATACAAAAGTTCTATCGTTGAAGAAATTGTAGAATTTTGTAAAATGAAAGAATCATTGGATTTAGCTAAAACAACAGATGGCAAAAAAAAGAACAAAATTTACGTTCCAAAATTAGAAGATGCACTTTGGGCTGGAACTGCTAAATCAGAACAATGTACTTTAATTCTTACAGAAGGATTATCAGCAATGACATTTGCACTTTGGGGTAGAAGTATTGTAGGTCCAGATTGTTTAGGAGTTTTTCCATTAAAAGGAAAGGTGCTTAATATTCGAGATGCAACTGTATCACAATTAATGAACAATGAAGAAATTAATAATCTTAAACAAATCGTTGGCTTAAAACAAGGTGTTGATTATAAAGACACCAGAGACTTGCGTTATAGCAAAGTAATGATTTTAACAGATGCCGATGTAGATGGGTCTCATATTAAAGGACTTTTAGTTAATTTATTTCATCATTGGTGGCCATCACTTCTTAAACTTGATTTTATCCAAACACTTAGAACACCTATCGTCAAGGCTATTAGAGGTCAAAAAGTGTTGGAATTTTATACAGATCAAGATTATCATAAATGGAAAGAAGGTACAAATACAAAGGGTTATCAAATCAGATATTTTAAAGGGTTGGGTACTTCTAAAAAAGAAGATGCACAAGAAACATTCCGTAGAATTGACCAATTACGTATTGACTACTATCACAAGGATAATCTTTGCGATGAATCTATAGTTCTTGCTTTTGAAAAAGATAAAAACATCAAAACAAAAATAAGCGGAGCTGATGAAACAGAGTCAAATGAACAAGAAACAAATGACAACAAAGAAACATCCTCTAATTATATGTCATCTGATATGAAATGTTCAGATAAACGTAAACGTTGGTTGGCACAATATGATAGAAATAGTTATATCGATGCTACAATGAACAAAGTCAGTTATCAAGATCTTATTCACAAAGAACTTATTCACTTTTCTATATATGACAATTTACGAAGTATTCCTAGCTTATGTGATGGATTGAAACCAAGTCAAAGGAAGATAATGTATTATATGTTGAAAAACAATATCAACAAGGTAATTAAAGTTGCACAATTGTCAGGTTATGTATCAGCCGAAACTGGTTATCATCACGGAGAAGCAAGTTTACAAGGAGCTATTGTAAGTATGGCTCAAGACTTTGTTGGGTCTAATAACTTGAATTTGTTGTATCCTGACGGTAATTTTGGCAGTCGTCTTATTGGTGGAAAAGATGCAGCTAGTCCTAGGTATATCTTTACAAGATTATCTGATATTACATCTAAGGTATTTGACAAACGAGATTCACCTTTATTAAAATATCTCGATGATGATGGTATGCAAATTGAACCAGAATGGTTTATGCCAGTTTTACCAATGGTTTTAGTAAATGGTTGTGAGGGTATTGGTACAGGTTATTCTACGTATATTCCACCTTATAATCCAAAAGACATTGTTGCAAACTTGTTACGTGTTTTAGATGACAAAGAACCTTTACCTATGACACCTTACTTTAAAAATTTCAATGGTAATTTAAGAGAAACAGAACCTGGAAGTTATTCTACTTTTGGTAAATGGGAACGCGTTTCAGATACACAAGTGAAAATTACAGAACTTCCTGTTGGTTGTTGGGTAACTACTTATAAAGAATTTTTAGAATCTTTAGTTGAAAGTAGTAAGCCAAAAACTACAAAGTCAACTAGTGGTACAACAAAAGCTAAAAAGCAAACAGTGCAATTAAAGGATGTACAAAACAAAACACGTGATGAAAACAATGATATTTGTTTTATTGTTGAATTTTGTAAAACAGAAGATTTGGATAAACTTATTAAAACTAATACTTTGGAAAAAACTTTACGATTAACCAAAAGTTTTACTACAAATAACATGTACTTGTTTAACGACGAGCTCATTCTTACAAAATACCGGTCAGCAACTGATATCTTACTTGACTTTTTCGATATCCGTATTGAATTTTACGAATCACGACGATTATATCTTGTTAGACAATTACAAAACGAATTGACTTTGCTCAACTCAAAAATACGTTTCATTAATGAATATATTGATGGAACTTTGGACATTAACCGTAAATCACGAGATTATATCATCAGTTTATTAGAAGAACGAGATTATCCAAAATTGGCTTATGATATTAAAAATGATATTAAAAATGATTCTGAAAATGAAGGTGGTAATACAAAGTCTTTTGACTACCTTGTAAGAATGCCTCTGATTTCTCTTTCACTTGAAAAGATTAGAGAATTAGAGAATCACAGAGACACACGTCAAAATGAATTAAATGATTTGCAGAGTAAAACACAACGAGACCTTTGGAAGAATGACCTTGACGAAATAAGAAAAATGTTGTAATAAATAAGTTTTGTAATAAATAAAGTAGTTACCTTGTGTATTATTTAAAATTAAAGAATAATTATATATTATTCTTTAAGATATGTTATATTCTGTATTTTTATTATTAATTGGAGTATATGTTGGCCAAGAATATCCAGTAGTTCCATCTGTAAAATTGATGACTTTGTCTTTGTTACGTTATATTAAGGACAAGTCAGAAGACAGTACTAATAAAGATCCCGATTTAAGTAGTGATTTGAATATGCAAAACTTTTTAAGGAATTTTATAAAGTCTATGTACAAAACTGACAAAACTGATTAATTACAATTATCTTTATTTCATTTTGTAAACCATTTACAATCAAGTTACAATCCATTTACAATTGATTTATTTTTATTAAAAAATGAATTTAAAAAAACGATTTGTTTTATTTAAAATGAACAAGATGATAACTAGTTCTGAAAATGTTAAATTTATCGCAAAACATAAACCAATTGTTTACATTGTTGATTTCTTAAACATTTTTTCTGATTTTAGAGAAATAAAGTATAAAAAACAAAACGTAGACTTTCATTCTGTTAAACATAGTAACAAGGAACAAGATACATATGATTTTTTCAAGTTGTTTTTTTCTAAATATATAGATTATGTGAAGATTGATAAATCAAGTCAATTTTACTTTGTGATGAAAAAGTTGAATGATTATGAAACAATTCTTGATAATATCATGCAAACTCATTATGACTTTAATATGAAGTTTATTATCATAGAAGACAAATTTAACAATAATATTTTGGACAAGAACAAAGATGATTTTTTATGTCAATATTTCTTTTACATTTTACAAAAAAATAACCAGTGTGTTTTAATTTCCAATGATAAATACAGAGACAAAAGAAGTTATATAAAACTTTTCAACTTTGATATTTTTATCAGAGTTGTTAATTATAATTCTAAAACTAAAGGACTTGATAAATCTACTCTTAAAATTCGTTTAACAGATACTATAGGTGATCATTTAATACTACAAAAATATACAAGATGTACTATTCCAAAACATGACTTGAATCTTATACTTTAAATAAATAATATACCTAAAAAAAAGGTAATTGTAATTAAAATTCTTTAAATACAAATATCCTTGATAAATAATCGTAAAAATATCGCTTTGAAAAAATTTTGAATAATCCTGGGCGTTCTTGACGTTTTGAGTCAATATAGTCTGTAAAATACTTTGATTTTAGAATTTGATATATCATATACATACAATTTTTACTAGCATACATTATATCATAAAGGCGATTTATATAAATTGTGTTATCCTTTAATGGATACATTATTTGTAAAGTTTTATTGTTTGCAAAATATTTAGGATTAAATTGTATAATTATATCCAAGTTATCAATTTGTACTACTGAATCAGATGTAGATTGTGTAGAAAAAAGTGTATCCAATGTATTAACTACATTTTCAAAAAATATTTTTGATACTTTAATATTTGTTAATGGTTCTTGTTTAATAATTTGAACTGATTTAGGATAAGGTACTATTATTAATGCATTATCCTTTGACGAATTACTTTCGTCCTCGCCCCTTATTATAATATTCATTTTATATTGACTTATTAACAAATGTAATTCATCACTGTTTAACTTTTCATTTGCATTCAAAAAATACATAGCTATAGACGGCAATTCAACATTTAAATTTTTATGAACGTATTTAAAATAATGTCTATCAGTATCATTACCTTTATCTTCCAGTTGTTGTTTATTATAATACACTACGATTTTACATTCTTCTTGTATTTCATTTTTTATATATATATTTGATACAATGTGATTATATCGCGATAAACTATCAAGTATATGTGTTATATTAGTAATATTTAAATTTACTATAAAAGCCTTGATATTTTGAAGTTTATATTGAGATATTATGTTTTCCAAAGTTATAGTATAAGTTGTGTATTTTTTAATATTAAACATATTAAAACCATTAACACTTAAAGTGTCATCTCGTAACCAATAAATATCATCGTCTTTTTTGTAATATAAAGTGGTTTCTTGAAAACTTGTTTTATGCGTTAAAACTTTTGAAATTAATAAGACATTTGGGTTGCTTAAACTTCTAATTTTGTCTATAAATTCATTTCTTGGTTCTATTAGTAGAACTGGCGAATCTTGATCAATATCATCAAGACAATTATCTGTATATCCATATATGATAGTACAATTTTTTATACTTGTCATATAATCTTTTACTGAACAACTTAAAGTAAGTTTAGATAAAATAAATTAAAAAAAAATATAATATAAACATATATATAATATAAAATATGTCAAATAATATGTTTAGTTCTAATGATCCCCCAGATATTCCAAGTATATCTAGTCTACATCAAGAAAAACACGTAAAGGAAACATCTAAAAATGATATATTTAACATTGTTTTGAATAAAATTGTACAAAAAATTGTATATACAAATCGCCATACTGATCAAACATATGTATTATTTGAAATTCCCCAGATATTAATTGGATATCCTCAATACGATATGAAATCGTGTTTACTTTTTGTAATGAATCGTTTATCCACTAGTAATTATTTTGTAGAATTTATAGATCCATTTTACTTATACATTGATTGGGGTAAATCAATTAATACATCAAAATTAAAATCAAATATATCTACAAAACATAAAGATAAATTAAGTCAGCATACTAAAACTTTATTAAATAAATTTCCTAATACATCACAGATAGAATTCATATACGAAGATGAATTAAAGGGTAAAAAACGTTTAAAAAAAAATAAAAAAAAATAAGAAATATTATGTTTATAAGGGAATATAAGTAAATATGAGTTTTTGGAAAAACAAACCAGTTTCAGTAAAATACGAGAATTTTAAGAATTTGCAATTTAATAGTCATCTTATTGTAACAGCTGACACATTACTTGAAAATTCATCGAAAGAAATAGATACGAGTAAAATTAAATTAGAATATGATTTATTATTGAACCCTACTGATTATGAAAAACAACAAATGTTAAAGTTTATTAATGAAAATTATGGCGACACAAAGTCAAGTTTAGTTTTATCTTATTCAAAAGAATTATTTGATTCATTTATAAAACCAGACAATTTATGTATTGTATTTTATGCAACTGGTAATCGTAATTCAGATAAAATAAACTTTGAAAAAATGATAGGTTTAATTATTGCTAAAAGACACGAATTATTCATAAGAGATTACTCTGATAAAATTACATCCGAAACCCAAACTAGTTTTAAAAAATACAATTGCATAGACGTTGACTTTTTATGTTTAGTAAAACAATTAAGAAATATGCACGTTTCTTCTTATATGATAAATGTTGTTACTAAAGAATGTATGATTCAATATAACAAAAATGTAGCTTGTGCAGTATATACTGTAAATAAAAGTTTAAAGTCCGATAGTTTTTGTAAAAAATCTTACTTTCATAGACCTATTAACGTAGAAAATATGTTAAGATCAGAAATGCTATCGATAACAAATGATGAAACATATACATACGAAGATAATTTAGATAATTTACAGTTATTAAAACGTGTTTACAATAGTTTTAGTTACCCTAAGGATTTCTTTTGTAATCTAAAATTAAAATCATTTAATGTATTAGATGAATATGAGCTTTCAAAGCAGGACGATCTATTTGTTGACAAATTATATGACAAATTAGTAGAGTATAGTTATACACATTATGATATTTTTGAATGTAAATCAAAAGATGAATTTATAGAAATATTAAATAATCCTATATTTCTTAAATTTATTACAGTAGATGAAAACAACAACGTTTTAGATTTTTTATGTTTATTTCAATTAGATACTTACAATACAAAATTAAACACTAAATCAAGAAATGGAAATGTTTATTTTATGTTTTTAGAAACGTATTCAAATACTAGACTATCATATTTATTAGAAGCAATAACTGAACATTGTTATAAAAATGACATTTATGATGTTATAACAGTAATGAACATATTTAATGCCAAACCAAATTCATACAATGCATTTAAACTTTTAAAAGCATCTGCTGATCTATATTACTATCTTTATAACATTGAAGTTACACAAATTCCCCCCCATAAAAATGGATTAATAACTATTTAAAATTAAAATTAAAATTATTTGTTAAAGATTCAACGATACATTGATTTACATATAATTTTTTTCATTGTTAATATCAATGGAAAAAGAGTATTTAATTATAGATAATCACTCTAGTAAAAATGGAAACATTACAGAGTTTAAAGAATCAGATGGGAAAATTTTAGTTAAACATTTTTCAGGTTTAAATACAGACAACTTTGTTATAAAAAAATTCAATGGTAAACGTTTAGAATTTTCATTTTTTAAACTAAACGGTGTCTATTATATTAATATTAATGGACATCATATTATAGATTATAAACATTTTATAAATATACAACATATATCAAAAGCAGAAGAAGATGTTCGTATAAAAAATCCATATATTGGAGACATCATTTTAGTTAACTGTGATGTTGATATAGTACATAAAGCGCTTACTGTAATGGCAGATTGGATGCGTTCTAAACAAAGTGTTTTCAAGGATATAATGTACTACATGTTTAATTAATTTTATCATTTGTTAACATAAATGATAAAACTTTATTTTTACATAAATAAATATACTAAAATTACTAATATGATAGTTGCAAATTGAAATGTATATAATGTTTTTTTGTATCCTTCTGCGTCATGACCTATACCATAAATTCTAGGTTTACCATTAGGTTTAAATAGTATATTTGGTTTTATTATATATAGTATAATAATTGCACCTAGTAAATAAGGTATTTGCCGTACAACTTTTTCAGATAAATTTAACATCTTGCTTATAATTACTTAGAAATAAAATATACAAAATTTTATTTTTGTTTTTTATCATCATTTTTTGTTGCGTTTTTTAATAACTTTTCTACTAGTAATATTTTGTATATTAAATGCATATTTATTTCTTTTTAACAATCCTATTAAAACAAACCATGTAAACATCCAAAACAAATATGTACTAACGATCATACCAGTATCATCTGGTTTTATATATTCTCTATATCCAACCCAAGGTGATGATTTATACGTTTCTTGGTATATGTCCATAAAACCTAAATTATCCATATTTTTTGCTAATATTTTCTCAAAACTATCCCACTCGCTTTTACAAGAATCGTCACAAGAAATAGTCAAAATTTGATTTTGTTTATAAACATCCATGTATTTTTCATACAATTCATAAGATTTTTTAATAACATCATCTGCTTTTAAATTCAAAATAATTCTCTGAATTTCATCATTTGGCTTTGTCATTTCCTTATTTTTTTTACACAAATTATATGACATTGATATATCAATGTTATTACAATAAGCACTTGATATTTTACCCATATACACTGTTGGATCAAAGTATGAAGAAACTTCTGAATACATACTCGTTTTAATTTTTTGATATACATCATTTATAAAATTATTAAAGAAATCTGTTATATCAGCTTGTATTGTTAAACCAGATACATATCTATCATAAATTACATTTACATATTCTTTTACAGTTGATGTAACAATTACAGCACGTGTTAAAACAAGTAATCTTGCAACAAACATCCACAAATCATACATGATTGGCCACATAGCCCAATATAAAAATCCACAAGTATTAGATACCAAAAACGAATGTTCTCCAGATTTTACAAACATTTTCAATAAAGGTATATTTTTTAATATCCATAGGATTAGCTGTTTATTTAATTCAGCTATTTTATAATGGGCAAATGGGTTTAATCTAAAATTAGCAAGTACGCTACCACATATAATTCTATAAAAAATATCTATCCACTCTAGGTGTTTATATGTACTTATAATATTCAGATAATTTTCATGATGTATAAATGCACCAATAAAGATTATTGAATAAAAATAACTTCTAATATATTGTGAAAATTTAGTTACACGAGTAAATTCTATATATTTTGTTGGCATTTTGTCAATTAATTTATCTATATCTTTCTCAATTACATCTAAATTATCTCTAGCTACTTTATCTATATTCTTTAAACTAGATGTAGTGTGTTTGAATATCTCCTTTGAATCTAATATACTTATAATTTTATCATTTATTTTTACAAACTTTACAGTAATCTTCTTTATATTTTCATCTATTTTTTCTTCTTGATCATCTATTCCTATAATCACATTACCACGAACAAAACCAATTGTTTCTACTACTTGTAAAACATCTAATAAAACAGTTACGTATTTTTGCCATAAATTACCAGTTATATTTGAAGAAGTTTCTAATTTATTATGATTTTTTAAATTGTTTTCTACACTACTTAATCTTTTATTCCAATCAAGCACCTGAGATCTTATTTTATGCAATTTTTCTGATATTTCATCAGCTTCATACATACTACCATTTACATAACTTGATTGAAAGACTTGTAAATTATCAATAATATCTAAAAGGGATTTTTCCTCAATAAGTTTATGAGGTGTAAAATCTTTATTATTGGTATCGCCCACTTCCATATTATTATAACTTTATAAAAAAATATTTAAAAATATAATTATAATAAAAAGAACAAAATATAATTATGTTAGACAAATTGTCTAGTAATGAAGTTCAAACACTAATACAGAATTTGTTCAAATTTATCCTTTTATAAATGAAATGGTTGAAGAAAGCTAAGTATATTTATGATGTATATTATGATGTATTTTGGAATACATTTAAAATTAGAAAATGAAAACGATGAAACAAAAAAACATCAAATTAAATTATTAATGGCTGATTTAATAAAAGATCATGACAAAAGAAAATAAATTTCAAAATGTATTTTTAGAATCAAGTTCTAAAGAAAACAAAAATTTGTTAGTTAAAGATAAAAATATATGAACTTACCACGTGAACCAGGATTATATAGAAGGCTCGCTTATGGTGAATATATTAGAACACGTAATCGCTCAAGATATTACAACAACAGTTACAACAGTTACGAACAATTAGTTGAATTAGAAGATGTTAAAATAGGATTGTCAAATACAGAATTATCTTGTATATTTAAAACGAATACTTGTACAAACCAATTTTTTTGTTCAATTTGCCAAGAACAAAAAGACACAAACCCAGAACTTTTTAATATTAAAACATTAATATGCAATCATACGTTTCATAATAAATGTATAAAGAAGTGGTTATCAAAAAATAAAACTTGTCCACTTTGTCGTTTAGATTTAAGCAGTAATTAAAAATTTGAATTATTAAAAAAACTTTAAAAAAATTAATTTAAATCTGTAAGTTTAATCTATAAGTTAATCTATAAGTTAATCTATAAGTTAATCTGTATTACAGGATTTGTGGGAATTATGAAGATTTCTAGTTTAACAAATGGGACAAATTATTTGGGTAAAACAGTGTATAAAAAAGTAATTGGCGAAGGTGCCTTTGGAATTGTACAATTATACCAATGTAACCCAGATTGTAATAATAATATGTGTAATAATTGTTGCATTGTTAAACACTTAATAAATACTTCAAAAAATTATTTAGGATTTTTAACTCGTAAAGATAAAGACCGCATAGAAAAGTTTTATCAAGAATACGAGATTGGTATTTTATTAGATCATCCAAATATAAGACGAACTCTTCATATAGATAGAACATTAAATTGTATAACGTTTGAAAATTGCAGAGGTATTGATTTACTTGATTATGCAAATGAATACAAAATACCAAATACACGACATTTACTTGGTTATTTTTCTCAAATTTTAGATGCCGTAAATTATCTTCACAATAACGGTATTGCGCATTTGGATTTAAAATTGGAAAATATAGTACTTAATACTGATACAAATGTCATAAAATTAATAGATTTTGGAGAAGGATCTTTTTTTAAAGACCAGCAAAATAATAAATATTTGTTCAATGGTATTAGAGGTACCATAGAATATTTACCACCTGAAAGTGTCAATCTTATGGAATTCCAAGGAGATAAGGTTGATATTTGGTGTTGTGGTATAATATTATATAATTTATTTTACAATTATCACCCATGGGAAATAGCAAAATGCACAGATAGTAAATACAATATACATTATTTTAATATAAATCGTGGTCAATTAAGCGAAACAATTTTTCCGAAAAGATCAGAATATTATACAGAAACAGAATGGGAAATTATAAAATATTTATTTAAAACCTTATTAAATCCCGATGCAAAAAATAGAATTTCTATAAATAAGACAAGATCACTTTTTGGATTACTCAATCTTTCAGATAATATCGAATGTAATTGTATATCCAACAAATTAATTAGTCAAAACGTAGTTAATAAATTTGTCAAAAAACATACGATATAATATTTAATTGTTAATTTTTTTTTATATATGTATTTTAATATAATGAATAGAGTTGTAAGAGAAGATTTACCAGTGTTTCAACAACAAATTTTTGAAACAACAAATGCGGATATTCCCCTTGAAACTAAAACACTTCAAGAAATTACAAAAGAAAGAGGTCAACGTTTGACAAAATCTACTATTGGTGATTTAGTATCACCAGGTTCTTATAAATTTAATACAAATGAAGATTTTGTATCAGGTAGTAATACTAGACATTTATTTAAAAATTTATATGGTGAAACTTTACTAACATTTTTGTTTTTTTCAAAAAAAAATATCGAAAATATCCAAGATATACTTAAATTTGTAGTACATAGGGAAACTAGTTATATAATAGATAACCAGTCAGTTAATGAATTATTAATAGTAATGAGAGCATTATTTTTGGAATACAGTTTACATCCAAAACTTATAACTGATAAGATGTCAGAACAGGAACGTGCTGAATTATTAAAAAAGTATACAACAGAAGTTTCAAGATTGAATACAATTGTTGTAAATCAAGTCGTTCCTAAAATTATTTCTCAAATTCAGCAATATGTAGATTATTTACGAGATGCAAGTACACAACCATATTATATGGATAAACCAAAGAATGATAGTGTTAAAGGACAAAAACAATACAGAAGTACTACCCAAGTTCTAACAGGAGGAGATTTATAAAAAATTGAAGTTTTATAATTTAGTTTACAATTTAATTAAATATCTTCACACTTAAATGTCATCTGAACAAGAAATCCGCAATAAACGTGCCAGAGAATATTATCATCGAAATAAAGCTGAAATAAAGGAACGTAATAATGAACGATCTAAACAATATTACAAAGAACACAAAGATTCAATTTTATACAAATTAAATGATGATATAAATAAAAAACGTCTACAAGAATATAATAAAGAATATTATCAAAAAAATAAAGATAAAATTCTTGAACGTCATAAATCAAAAAGTTTAACACCAGAACAAATAGAATTTAGACGAGAATATATGAAAGAATATAGAAAACAAGAGCGAGAAAAAATGACACCAGAAGATATAGAACGACGTAGACAATATATGAAATCGTATAATGAACGTAAAAAAAATATGTAATTATGATATTTAATAATGTTAGATATCATATCTAGGATTTTTGGGGGTGTACAAGGGCATTTTTTTATAAAGCTTTAACTGTTGTAATATAATTATAAACAATAGTTTCACCACCCCTTTTAATTTCGTTATGTTCTGAAACTTTTGATACTCTGTATTTAAACGTTTTATGAGAAGATCCACTTGTAGTTTCTCTAATATGAACTTCTAAAGAAAATCTGCCAGATTTTTTATGATGTCGATAATATTGTGAAAATGCTTTTTTAGCAGCTGCTGCTGGGGTAGTACTTATATATCTACCACCACCACTTGTTCGTAATTTGCTCCCAGCTTTGTAAAAAGCTTCAACTGTAAAAGATCTATCTTTGCTATCCATTATATTATATACAAATAAAATAAATTTTTATAAATTTATTTGCATGTTCATATGACAAAACGCCATCTGCCGCTAAATTTGACATTGCATTATGACAACCATGTCCATGTCTTAAAAATGCAAAATTAATATTCATATATACTGGTACTTATTACTTACTATATATTTTTAAAATAAATTTTGAAAATATTATTAATAAATGATGTTTCAAGTAACTTTTTATATTATTAATCACCTTGTATAAATCGCACTCCTTCCCAATTACCCCAATTACCACTACCAGTTGCTCTAGCGCCATCCCCTGACATTTGTAATCGTCTATTATCTTTATTTTGAACAGCATACCATCTATCATTTCTAACAATAACTTTTTTCCAACCTTCAAAATCATTTCGTATATTATCGATTTCTGCCAAGATATCTCTATCATTAACCCATAATTTTTCTCTTGACCATAAATTTTTAGCAGCTAAACCACGGTTATAAGAGTTCATGTCATCTTTATTTCCTAAAAGACGTACCCAGTTATCGTCTTGATTAATATTTGTACCACCTAATTTTATATTATTTGATCCTGCTTTGAGTCCATCGATTTCTGCCAAGATATCTCTATCATTAACCCATAATTTTTCTTTTGACCATAAATTTTTAGCAGCTAAACCTTTATTATAAGAACCAGGGTCATTTTGATCTCCTAAAAGACGTAACCAGTTATCGTCTTGACGAAGATGTGTATCACCTATACGTAGGGTATCCCAGACTCTAACTACACGAGCTTTGCCAGCCTTACCAGCACCTACAATATTTAATGATCCCTCTTGACCACCGTCGTGACGTCCATAACTGATTTGTCCAGCATTATCTTCTCTATCATAACCTTGTCCAAATTGTAAAGCTTTTGATTGCATCATATATAGATTATCTTTTGTAAACTGATAACCATTATCGTCGGCGATTTGTACAAAAACGTTATCGTCACTTTGAATGTGTAATTGACCATCTTCGTAAATTCTAGATCCACCAACACCCCAATCTAATACTTTTTTACCAGGTGGTAATTTACAGATGTCCCCATCTGCACACCAAAGAGTATTTTGTTTCATATAGTTATATGTAACTTCACCAGTTTCTCCTTTTGGACCTATTGAACCTTGTGGGCCTATTAATCCTTGTGGACCTTGGGGCCCTACTGGACCTAACAATCCTTGTGGACCTGGAATGTTACTTGGTTCTCCTTTTGGACCTATTGAACCTATTGAACCTTGTGGGCCTATTAATCCTTGTGGACCTGGAATGTTACTTGGTTCCCCTTTTGGACCTATTGAACCTTGTGGGCCTATTAATCCTTGTGGACCTGGAATGTTACTTGGTTCCCCTTTTGGACCTATTGGTCCTTGTGGGCCTATTAATCCTTGTGGACCTGGAATGTTACTTGGTTCCCCTTTTGGACCTATTGAACCTTGTGGGCCTATTAATCCTTGTGGACCTGATTGAGCTTGCCCCATATTTATTTATATATAATAAACATATAAAAAAATAAAAAAATAAAAAAATATTAAAATAAAATTAATTTTTATAAATGGTACTACATTTTCCGTTATTTTTATTCATCTTCATAAATTACACGTTTTCCACCTCGTGATACTCTTTTTCTTGCTGGTTTTATTTCTTTAATTTCATCTTGTAATTGTGATAATTCAGTTTTAAGTTCTTTAATACATTCCATTAAAATAACAGATACTTTTTGATAATCTAACGAATAATACCCACCTTGTGGACATCTTAATAATTCAGGAAAATCTTCTATAAAATCTTGTGCAATAAAACCTACATATGGTGTATTAGAATCATCATTTTTATAATTGTATTTAATAGATCTAATATTATCTATTTTATCAAGCATTTTTGAAGTATTGAAATCTTCAATGTTTGTTTTTAAACGAATATCAGAAGAACTTGTTACTGTTCCTCCTACATATACATCCCTTGAAATACTTGCCCCTCCTAATACAGTTAATGAACCACCAGTACCAATACCAGTTGCATTATTAGTTGACATCACAGCAACAGTTTCTTCAACCATAAGATTTCTACCTACAATAGCATCTTGACCTACAAACAAACGTTTTCCAACACTTGCACCACCATCTGTCAAAAAACTACCCCCATTTGTTACAGATTGCGCATCTGTAGGTGACTGGATGGTTATACCACCATATGTCAGTAGAGATCCAGTGCTTAAATTTATAGCATCATCAGTTGATGTTAATGTTAGATAAGCAAATGTACTTGCTGTTTCTGTACCACCAGATATAACACCATCTACATACAAATTTGCATTCACGTGAACATTACCATTAACATCTAAATGATATCCTGGAGTATTTATTCCAATACCCACATTCCCGCCAGTAGTAAAGATATTACCAACAGTATTAGAATTACCAATAGCTGATAAAGTAGATGATACATTTAAATCTATCGATTTTAATAATCCAGATACATCTAATAATGATGTAGGGGTAGTTGTCCCAATACCAACATTACCCACACTGTTGATTCTCATCCTTTCATCAGCTACTGTATAAAAATAAAGATTACCATCCGTTGTACTAGGTGTAGCAGATGCTAAGACCTTTGTAGTTTGTGCAATATCAACAACACCACCAAGTGAACCCCAAGCATTTCCTGGACCATATCCTTCAAACTGTTGAATTTCAGAATTATATCTAATATAACCAGGTAGTGGTGTTATTGGTCTGGTTTCAATATTACCTGTAGGAATTTTTAATACTGGTCCAACAACCACAACATCAGACCCCATTGTAACATTGCCTATTAATATAGAGGCACCAGTTACATTTATAGACCCTGTTGTAATTCCACCTGAAATACCTGCTATACCCCTAACATCTAATTTATAATCTGGAGCAGTAGTTCCAATACCTACATTACCTGCACTGTTAACTCTCATACGTTCATTATTTACTGTATAAAAATACAAATTACCATCTGTTACACTTGGATTAGCAGAAGCTAAGACCTTTGTAGTTTGTGCAATATCAACAACACCTCCCAATGACCCCCAAGCACCACCAGGACCATATCCTTCAAATTGACTGGTAGTTGAATTATATCTTACATATCCTGTTTTAGCTGGATTGGGTCTACCCTCTGTATCACCAACTGGAATTTGCATAATAGGTCCTCCTACAAATAAACTTTTACCAATACTGACACCCCCAGCAGTTAAAATACTACCACCTTGAGTAACAGACTCAGCATCATCTTCTCCTCCAACTGTAATACCACCATATGTAAATAGGGATCCTGTACTTGAATTAATTGCATTATCGGTTGCTGTCAATGTTAAATATGCAAATTCTGAAGAACCACCACCAGAAATAGTACCACCTCCAGCTAATGTAATAGCACCTCCTATATACACATCTTTTTTAAATGCTGCACCACCACTAACTGTAAATGAACCCCCGTCATTTTCACTTGTAGCATTTGTTGTATTTGATACGAGTACTTTACCATACATTTCAATACCTCCATCATAACTAGCTGCTAAAACGTTTCCAAATTCGCTGTTATTTAAACAAAATTTACCAGAACCAATAGATCCAGAATTTTGTCCTATTCGCCAAGATGAACTTGTATTAGACGATGATGTAAAATTATTTAGTGAAAAAAATGTAATTTCTGTTGCAGATCCTGATGTTTTAGGGGCTATTTGAATTTGAGAAGCATCACTTCTTGATAATATTGAATCATTTATACCCATTCCACCATAAACAACAAAGCTACCAGTTTGTGAACTTGTTGATCCTGTTGTATTTATAATTGTAAGTCTTCCTCCTACATAAACATCTTTTCCAAATGCAGCTCCTCCGGCAATACTAAGAGCTCCCCCTGATGTAACACTTGAAGAATTTATAGTTGTAGAAATACCCATACCACCAGTTAAAAATATAGCACCTGATGTGTAACTACTACTAATTTGAGTACTATCAAAATTAATATTACCGGTAGCATTGTTCAAATTTATAGTTCCATCTACATATAAATTACCTGAAATACCAATACCACCACGAATTTGAAAAGCACCACTAGATGCATTATGACTTTCCGTAGTACTTGATATTATTACATCATTACTAAAATTTGACATCATATCGTTAATTGTCAAACGTGTTGTTACTCCATCTGGTATAAAACTAAATGTTCCATCGCGTAAGATTTGCATTTTTAACGAATCATTTCCAGTATATACATTTACATTTCCATTTGTTACATTACCAGTATATAAATGTATATTTCCAGGATGTGTTACATGATCATTACCATATAATAACATTCTACTACCCCCCTTATTATCTAATTCGGTCCATGAAGATATTCCTAAATACCCATCGCTAGTTCCAACTGTTGTATTTAATCCAATTGATCCATTTTTTACTAAAGTTAAAGACGATGACATATTAGAAGTTGTATTAAATCCTATACCTAATCGTGTACCAACCAATACATTTCCACGAGAATTATTTGAATTTACAAATGTATAACTATGTTGATTATTAGAATTTATATTCATATTTCCAAAAGCAGAATTAACATTTACATTATTATCACCATCCAATGCTATAATATTTGCTCTAGATGTACCAGTCTTGTCTAACCATTTTAAATATTTATTATTATCAACTGTCAAATTATCCTTGAAATTGTAGGATGTTGACATTATTACAATAAACAGGTAAAAAAAGTTTCATCAATTAAACTACAGTGTTTAAATAAATTGAAAAAATTACAATTAAGATTAATCATAAAATGGTTACCGAATTAGGTTATTGTAATCTTTGTGAAAAACAAAAAATGATTTGCCGAGATCATCATTGTACAATATGTTATGAATTATATTGTGAAAATTGTTATTACGAAAAGATTTATGAAAATGACTTGTGTCAAAAATGTACAGATGATATTAACGGCAAAAATAAAGAAGACGATGAATTATACGAAGATACCGAAGAAGATACCGAAAATGAAGATACTAAAGATACCGAAAACGAAGAAACGTCTTTAAAAAAACAATTTGACAGATTAAGAGAAACTGTAAGATCATTACAATTACAAAATGAAAAGTTTAAACAAAAACAGTGTTTGTTGATAGCATTGGAAACAATTGATTTAAGAAATGATATTACAAGACAAGATACAATAGATATAAAATATACTATAAAGGAACTACTTTACAATAATTCATCGGAGGTTGTAGATAACAATGAAGGTTTGCATAAAACGATTATAGAAGAACTTAGTGGTTTAAAATTAAATTGTATTTACGAGTCAGATTCGTATAGTTCTAGATTAAGTGTATCTATACGGAATGTCATGTAAAAGAATTAATTGTTTATGATTTCACATTTACTTTTTTATAGGTGTATATTATATGTGTTACAGTGAAAAAGCTAGTATCAATGCTTTTATTGTAGGTATGGTGTCTAGTTTGTTATTATATAAAGAATCTATTAACTCTGGTAAAAAATATAAATTATTTCAAAAATTAGCATTATTTTTTGCTTTTGTAACAGTTATGCAAATATACGATGCCATATTTTGGAAAAGTTTAAAAGATAATAATGGAGAAAACAAGATCAATTTTATATTTACTAAAATTGCAATGATAACAAATCATTTACAACCAATTGTTTTAGCATTTTTAATAGGTAGCTTATTTCTATTAAATGATTTATCAAAAATGATGTTGTATATTTATATAATAGTGGTTGGAATTTATAGTATTATAGCTTTTAATAAAATTTCTTATACACAAGTTTCAAAAACATCGGCTCCGGCACTACATTGGCAATGGAATACTCTTGATTTAGAGAATAGTATAATAAATCCAACATTTGTATACACATTATTTTTAATGACTATATGTGTGATATGTTTACAATTACCTAATCCAATAAGTTATATAATCATCTTTATTAATTTGTTTACATTTTTCTTTTCAAAGTTTAATTATAAAAATACAGAAATAGGAAGAATGTGGTGTCATATTGCAGCATATACCCCTGTATTTTTATTATTATTACAAAAATTCATTTGATAATTCTTTCAAATTCGTGTTTCCAAAATACATCTGGTTTACCATTACAACTATTCCAATGTTTATTCAAGTCATCAAAAATAGGTTCAATCGTAGATAAATTAAATTGCTGGTTTGTGCAAAATTGTGGATAACCACCATTGATATAATCTGGTCATAACCCATGAATAGAAAAATCATTATATGTACTGCATCTTTGTAATGAAAGATAATAAACTAACGAAGAAAAAATAAAATTATTCATTTTAATATAATATAATATTGATTTTAAATTTTTCTATTTTTATATACATTATAATCATATAAATATTTATTTATTTTTTCTATATTATTTATTTTACAGTAATTTTGTAATTGATTTATATTATAACTTGACCATTTAGAATACATATTTTTATATTTTTTTCTATAATAATATTTACATTCAGTATTAGAAAAATTATTATCTTCAAGCAAGTCATTTATATATGATTCTATAATATACTTGATAGCATCTTTTTCATAATAGAATGTTTCTAAAATTGTTTCTTCACATGATTTATCATAATCGTCATATAATTCACCAACCTCATAATAACATTTTTCTAACCCAAAATATTTTAACATTTTTTATTAAATTAACAAATTTTAACTTTAAATTATTTTTTGTTGCACTTGTTGTTTTAATCCTGATGTATCAACTTTTAATCCTGTTTGTTCTTTAACTTGTGATGCCATTTTATCAATTTGTTGTTGTGCCATCTGAACAGCTTGTTGTTGAGCTTGAGTAACCATATTTTTTCCCCCTACGCATTTAATATTTATATAATATATTTATAAAAAATAAATAGACTAATTATTAAGATAATTACCTTAATGTTACGATATATTATACATACGTTGTATATTTTTTTCAAATATACTTACAAATACTGTTTTATTTTTAAAGATTAATAAACGCAACAAAAACGTATTTAAAAGTTAACTACTATAAAGTTTATAGAAAATGACTGAACGAATTTTTGAGATCAAAACTTTAAAAAGCGTTATTGTAAAAAATTTATTTGAGGTAATTAAGCCTTATATTAAAGAAACAAATATTGTAATTAACAAAGATTGTATTAAAATTTCAACATTAGATACATCTAAAGTTTCATTGACATATGTTAAATTGGATGCAAATAAGTTTGAAAGTTATACTTGTGAAAAACCAGTTGTATTAGGTATTGATACAAATACATTCTTTAAAACAATTAAATCAGCAAATAGACGTGAAACTATAACTCTTTATATGAATAGTAATGAACAAGACAAATTAGGAATTGAGTTGGCTGACCCTTTTATGGGTAAGGTAAAAGATTATAAAATCCCATTGTTAGCATTAGATGATAAGGTTATTAATATTTCAGAAATGGAGTTTGATTATGTTATTAATATGCCATCTGCACAATTTCAACAAATTGTCAAAGATATTCAACTTTTAGAAGGTAAAGTGGTTGAAATAAAAAGTATAGGAAAACAGTTAATTTTTGCATGTGATGACGGGTTAGCAGAATTTAAAACAGCTATTTGTGAAATAGATGATAAATTAAATAAGGATCAAAAGGCTTTACTACAACAAAATGGAGAAGATATTAAATCAATAAAGTTTGAAAAAACAAATGATAAAATTGTCCAAGGTAAATTTAAATTGAGTCATTTAATGAATTTTATAAAAGCTTCACATTTGTGCGAGAACATGAATATTCTATTAACAAATGACAAACCTTTAATTTTAGAATATTTTGTAGCTGATTTAGGAATTTTAAGATTCCTACTTATGTCTCACACTGACGGATAAAAAATCAAACCGTAAAATTACAACTTTTTCTATTTTTAAAATTTTTTTATTACGATAAATTTTAAAAATTAAAATTAAAAAGCTTAGAATACCTAAGTATTCGAATTTAAAAAGATATGGTGTAACTAATATTTTAAAACTAAAAAAATACGATGATAAACGTAAATCAACAAATATAGAACGTTATGGTTTTGAACATCCAACTCAGAATAGTGATATATATCAAAAACAATTAAATCATAGGCATCAATTTAAAGAACACGTTTTACCATCTGGCAACATTGTAAAAATACAAGGATATGAAGGAGTTGCTATGAATATTCTTATAAATAAATATAATTATAAAGAAGAAGAAATAATAATTGATAGAAAATTATTTCCAGAAATTTTTTACGAATATAAAAAACAAACCAAAAGATATTTTGTTGACATCTTTATTCCAGGTGATAATAAAATAATAGAAGTAAAAAGTAAATTTACTTTTAGAATTAATATTGTAAAAAATATGATTAAAGCTTTACACACACGTAAATTAGGTTATAAATTTGAATTTTGGATCATTGATCGTAATGAATTAGTTTATATAATTTAAATGCATATGTCAAATTAGTCACACAGATGGTTCTTAATAAAAAAATGAATTAACTTTATTATTAATTTAAATTAAATGTCAAGTTACGATTTACATCCTTTACAATACAAAAATTATATTAATGCTGGTGGAATCATACAACATGGTGCTGCCTTGAAGATTCAAAGAGTTTGGAGGAAATACATTTTAAATAAAAATTATATTAAAAATATTGGAGTGACACAAAATGGTGCTGCTTTGAAGATTCAAAAAGTTTGGAAGAAATATATTCTAAATAAAAATAAGAAGAGTATACCTGAGCGTTTTTTTAGTTGGTTTGGATTTTAATAAAAACTGATAATTAAAGATCTAAATTCTTTTAATAAAAACTGTATTTTATTTGTTTAAAATTAACATTTATATTATTGTAAATTTGTAATAATATGGATATCAAAGAAAATACAATTTCGCGTAGTAATAGAGATGGAATTGAAAAAGATTCAATATCTTCTATTAAAAGTACTAGGAAATCGTCAGTTTCAAGAAAATCGTCAAAAATTAAATTAGATATAGAATCAGAAGATATATCCTTGTCGCAATTGGAGCTTATGGCAAATAAGAAAAAGTTAAACAAGCCAGATGAAGTATCTATTGTATCAAAAAAGGATTCTACCGAACAGAATATTAAATTAGATAATATTCAAAAAATTTCAACAAAGATTCGTTCTTCAACTACAAGTAGTTCAAGTAGTTCAAGTAGTTCGTCAGATAGTACTAAACAAAAGTTAAGACGAGAACGTGCTATTGAAAAAGAAAATAGAGATGATTCTATTCGTAAAGAAAAGAGCGAATTCTTATTTAAATTTAACAAGTTGAATGTAAAAGAAAAATGGAGTTCTTTAAGATTAGATATGAATAGTAGTTTGGATTCTATCCGAAATGAATATGAAAGAGTTCGTAACGAGATTCAAACAGAACGTTCTGTTGCATTTTTCAAAAGAATGCTATTACTTGGTGTTCAGGGTATAGAAATGATGAATACTAAATTTGATCCATTAGGAGTTGATTTGGATGGTTGGAGTGAAGCGATGGGTTATTCTATGGAAAATCAAGAATACGATGAAGTAATGGCTGAATTGTATGAAAAGTATAAAGGCAGAGGTCAAATGTCACCTGAAATGAAATTAATCTTTATGATAATTAGTTCAGCTACAATGTTTACTATATCTAAAAAAATAACAAAAATGGATAGTAGTAATCCATTTGCTTCAATTATAGGAAATTTAGTTGGAAATAAATCACAACAACCTCAACAACCTCAACAACAGTATCAGCAACAACAGTATCAACAACAACAGTATCAACAACAACAGTATCAACAACAACAGTATCAGCAACCGTATATACCAAATCCAGCAGACTTGGCTGATAGAAAAAGAGATATGGTTACGGAGACAACAGATGATTTTTTACCTTCAAAAATGAAAGATCCTGAAAATTTTCAAGATGAAATAGATTTAGATAATATTTTAAAGACAATGAAGCAGCGTAAGCGTGAAAAGGAAAGACAAGAAGTTACTGAAACATCGGATGATATATTAAAAAGTATACCTATGACTCAAAAAAGAGGTAGAGGTAGACCAAAAAAATCAAATAATAGTCTTAGAATGATGTAATGACTAGTAACATAGTAACACATTAAAATTAAAAAGTTATATTAATTTTAATTATTTATCATTATCTGGTTTCTTTTTAATTCTTTCATCTACTAGACTAAACACTGTTTTTGTTAAAAATGCACTAGTAATAACATTTTCATCTATTCCTGTTATAGTTGCACCATAAATCATTGCTAAATAAAATGAAACAAATAAAGTTATGTTTTCCATTGTAGTATCGTTAGCTTTTGTTATTTGTAAATAAAGTAATGATAAAACTATTCCTTTGATTAATTGTGTAACGAATTGTTTCATATTATCCTAATTGTTTTAATATTATATAGGGAAAAAATTTTTTACGTATTGATAAAATTAGTAAATAAATTGCAAATTCTGAAAATTATTTTCACATATAATAATAAGAAGGGTATGAGTTATTCATATATTAAAAGTGTTTTCCCAAACTTTAAAGATTCAAATAAAGTATACGATGAGACATTATATAACAACATAAATACATTATACACAGATACAAGTTTAGGTTTACCAGAACCAGAGAATTTGGAACGTTCTAAGCCAAATTATAAACATCCAAAGGTTGAATTAGAACAGGTGGTTGCAAAGCCAGATTCTAAAATTGAAGCAATGTCTAATGTATTTAATGAATATGCAAACGTATCTTTATATAAACCAGAGAGTCAAAATAATTTGTCTTATTATAATTTACCTATAAAAGCAATTCAAAAACAAAATACAAGACAACACAATGTAACCATAGAATCTAAAAGCATTGAACAATTTGAAGAAGAAAAACCAAAAACTCAAATTTCAAAAAATGAATCGGTAGATGGTGATTGTGATCAATATATCAAACACGTTTTAGAATGTAGTAAATGTAAAGCAATAGCAATTAAACAATTAGGAATAGATAATGATAGATTTAGAAATGAAGAAATGATGGAATTAGCATCATATATTATTTTTGGATTGTTTATTTTATTGTTAATTGATTCTCTTAAATCAGATAAAAAGTAAGGTAATACACGAGATTGGTACATATTAATCTAGTTGTCATACAAATACGTATATTAATAAATAATAATTTATTAATAAATAGTAATTTAGTAATGGAAAGTGATGAAAACGACCTCCTATTTACAAATACATTTTTACAATCACCAGAATTACAGTCAGAAGTTTTATCAGAAAATTCTAGTGAATTTAGAAAGTATTATGAAAGGGAACGTAGTATTAATGAGGATAGACGTTTAAGAGAAAGTATTGAAAGGATGTCTATTAGAAGTGTTCATTTAGAAGAAGATACAGATGAGAACAATATGGTAAATACTAATCGTTTTGTTAAAAATTCAAAGGATAGTATAAAAAGTATACCTGGATCAATAAACCAAACATTACCTGGGAGACGTACTAGGGATATTATTACTTATGTAAGTATAGATTCTCGTGATAGAGATAAAGTGTCTTATTTAAAACCAAGTAATTTTAATGTTTTTTTAGGAAGATCTTTTTACAATGTTAAAAGTATTCGTTTAGCAAGTGTTGAATTCCCAAATACAAATGCTGTTATAAATGCAAATAATCATAATATATACTGGACAAATGAAGAAGATATATCACTAAATAAAATTAATGCAATTACGAATACATACCCTGAATATACTGTACAATTACGTATAGGAAGTTATATTTCTACTAGTTTACAAAACGAAATGACATCCAAATTAGCAACAGTTAAACGAAAAGATAGAGTAGGTGATTATCATTATTTTATAGTAACATTGGATATTGATACTGATATTGTCACATTCACATCACTTATTTTAAAACAATTATCAAATAATTCAATTCAAACTTCTGAAAATACATCAGTAATATTAGTCAATTTAACAGACCACGGGTATACGAATGGTGAAATTGTTTATTTGCAAGGTATTAAAACATTAGCAGGTATACCATCTACAACTTTTAATACAGCACATAAAATTACAGTAATTAATAATAATTCTTTTCAATTTGAAGTTAATGTAAAAGCTGCAGAAACACTTCAAGGTGGTGGTAACACTGTTAAAACTGGTAGAATTGCTCCCTTTAAGTTTTTGTTTGGTGAAAAATCTGCTACCGTTTGTCAAAATATAGGATTTCCACTTGAGAATAGTTCTGATTTGATAAAAACATTTATTAAATCTATTAACAACTTGTATCAAGCAACTATTACAACAAAAACACCTCATAATTTGACATCTGCAAACTTGGGTTTAACTTGTACTTTAACAGCTTCTGGTACAACACCATCTGTTAATGGTAATAAGAGAATTACTCAAATCATTTCAACTACGAGTTTTAATATATTATTAGACAGTCAACTTGTAATAGAAAGTTATGATACAGGCCAAATGACACTTGGTACAAATACTTATAACATTCAATCTATATTTAATACAGCGTCAAATACTATTTTAATAACTACATTTACAAATCACAACTACTCTATAGGTAGCCAAGTAACATTATATGAGACCACTTCAACACCAACATTAGATGAATCTTATACTATTGTAAATTCATTTGACACTACTAGTTTTATAATACCTGGATCTTTGCCTTCTGGTGGATCGAGTCCACCTGGTGGAATTATTAGATCAGCTGGTTTAGATGGTTATATTCCATTAAATAATCCATTAACATCACATACAGTAGTTATAACAGATGTTGTAAAAGGTAGTTCTACTACTACATTTACATGTCCTTCTCATAACCTAGAAGTAGGAGACAGTATTTATTTTTCAAACTTTCAATCTAATCCTAATTTATCCAATAATTCTCAAACTATATCAGCTGTTCCAAATAATAATACAATAGTTATTAATAAACCAATAGTTTCTTATATACAAGATACTATTAATAAAGGTACTGTCAATATACAAACTGGACTTACCACAGTTAGTTTTCCTGATCATGGATTTAACAAAATAATAAGTATACAAAATACAACAGGATTTCCTACTGGACAAACGTATGGTAATTTATTATTAGTACAAACACAATTAGCTCACAATTATTCATCTGGAGATATGGTTAGGTTAGCTGAGACAAATTCAACACCAGTAATAAACGGTGGTTATAATATTACAGTTAAAACATCTGACACATTTACTATACCCTATAGTTTTCCTATTACTTCGTCTGGTAATAGTGGTACTACTACTTTTCATCAAAATTTTTATATATACGGATCTAAAATGGTTGGTGGTATTAATCCTAATAATATAAACAGTAGATCTTTTACAGTACGAGATATTTTAGATAAAGATACATTTACATTCTACAATACATTTGATAAAGCATTAGCCGATGAAAAAGGTGGAGGTAATAATGTATACATTAGTAGTTTATTACATGGTTTTAATGGCGCACAAACAAATACTAAAAATAGTTTACTTAATAGATCCATAAATTTGCAAGGTGAAAATTATGCCTTCTTGTGCTGTCCACAATTAGCAACAATGATGAATACAGGCAAAGTTAAAAATGTTTTTGCAAGAATTAGTTTAGATCAATCACCTGGTAGTATGGTTTTCTCTTATCTTAGTAATCCTAAAATTTTTGATACAACACCACTTAATCAATTGAATGATCTAGAGTTTTCAATTCTTAATTATGACGGTACAGAATACGAATTCAATGATTTGGATTACTCGTTTACTTTACAAATAACAGAAACGATTGATATTACAGATGGGTTTCAAGTATCTAGTAGACGTGGTATTACAGATAATTAAAAAAATTAACAATAAAAAACAAAATCAAAGTCAAGGCCTAAAAAAACAAAGCCAAGACGTTAAAAATTTTAAATTTTATTATGGATAAACTTTAATAATAAAACCTACTAATGAATTTAACTTCACTAATTCCTTATTATACATATTTTTTAGCAATTCAAAAATGTAATAAAAAAAATGATTATACAATTCATGGCCTTTGGATAGATTATTACAATAGAAGTTATCCACAATTTTGTAATAATATTCCGTTTCAATTAGAAGAATTAAAAGAATTACGTGAAAATTTAGATACAAATTGGAAAAGTTGTTATAGTGAGTCAATTGGTTTATGGAAACACGAATGGGACAAACACGGAACTTGTTTTTATCCAAATATGAATTTAACTTATTACTTCTCTAAAACATTGGAACTATTTAATAAAAAACAAGAAACGTTTAATACAAAATGTCACGAAAAAGAATGCTTAATAGAAATTGACTATATAGAATTGTAAAATTAATTAGCTAAATAAAATAAAAATATTATATGTTTAAAATAATTCATATAATATATATGAATTGGATCATTTCAAAATCGAGTATTCATGGAATCGGTGTTTTCTCAAAAATTGCATTAACTCCAAACGAATACATTGATGTAGCAATAGATAGTAATAAACAGGTTACAGTTTTTGGTTCAAAAATAAATCACAGCTGGTCTCCCACTGCACAATTAATTTACAACTCTGTTGATAAAACATATGATGTCCACTCTATAAAAAATATAGATTTAGGAAATGAAATAACATTAGATTATACTTTTACACCACCATTTATAAAGGGACCATTGCCAAATTGGAATTGAAATGGTGTAGTCGGTTATCACGCAACCCTAACTTAAATTGAATTAAATTGAATTAAATAAAAAACTCAGATTTTATATATGAATTCAGATAGTTCTACAGGAAAAGCTTTAATACCTATACCAGATGGGTCTTATTTATCAAAACGTGGTTATGTTGTTAAAAAAGAATCTTTAACATCTGATGAGATAAAGCATCTTAAAACACATTTAAGAGCAATACCATTACAAGATGAAAAGTACGCTACATACAACAATGAAGATTCAAGTTATCCAATTTACACAGAAACTAAAAACAAATTGTATTTACCAAAAATGTATGGGATCAGAAGATACGGTGATCCAAAAAGATATATACCAAATTATATAGGAAAAGATTGGCAATCTAGTAATGGTAATGGTGATGATTTACAATTTACTGGAAATTTATTTCCTAATCAAATTGAACCAGTTAATAGTCTTTTAAATGCATGTAAAACATTAGGTGGAGGTATATTAAAAGCTGCAACAGGTGTGGGAAAAACGTTAATGTCAGTAAATATTATATCAAAACTTCGAGTCAAAACAATAGTTGTAGTAAACAAAATACCATTAATGCGTCAGTGGGAATCTGAATTGAAACGATTTATTCCTGGTATTACGGTTGGATTTATTCAAGGACAAAAGAATGTATCAGTAGAAGGAGCAGATGTTGTAATAGCAATGTTGCAAAGTTTAGCTAGAGTTGAATATCCTGATAGTTTATTTGAAGACTTTCAATTATTAATAGTAGATGAAATTCACAACACTAGTAGTAGAGTGTTTTCACAAGTTCTTGGTAAACTATGTTGTCGATATACAATAGGTCTTTCTGCTACACCAAAAAGAAGTGATGGTTGCGAATATGTTTTTAAATATCATATAGGTGATATAGTACACGAATCGGATGTTAAAAGATCTGGATTACCACCCTTTTTAAAATTTGTTAAAATAGATAGTTCAGAATATAATGAAATATCAGTAGTCAATCGTTTTACTGGACAAAAACAAATACAATTTACATCAATGTTGACAGAATTAATTACTATGTCTAAAAGAAACCGTTTAATACTTGAATTAATTAAAGATTTGGTTAGAACTGACAACAGAAAAGTATTAGTTCTTAGTGATAGACGTGATCATTTGAAAAATTTAAAAACTGATTTTGATAAAGATTTATCGGTTGATTTTACATACGGATTATTTTTAGGTCAAATGAAGCAAAAAGATTTACAACTAAGTAGGGCAAGTCAAGTTATTTTTGCAACTTTTAGTGCATTTGGTGAAGGTGTATCGGAAAAAGATTTAGATACATTAATTTTGATTACCCCTAAAAAGTTTATTGGACATTTAAAAAATTCTATAAAGGCTGAAAGTGGAAAGTTGGAACAAATTGTAGGAAGAATATTTCGAAAGGATCATACTGATAAAAATCCTTTGATTGTTGATTTACATGATAATTTTTCTGTATATAAAAATCAATCAGCTCAAAGGCGAACATTTTATAAACAACATTTTACAAATGCTAAGACTGTTTATACTCAAATTAATTTAGATGAATACGAAATAGATGATATAAAAGTATCGTGTATAAAACAAACCAAAACAACAGGTCAAATTCAAGAAAATGAAGACGTAGATGAAACAAGTAAAACACAACAATTATTAAAGCATTGTGTTATAGAAGATTAACATTATTCTAAAATTTTTTAAATAAATATTAGAATATTTTTTTTAAGCTGACCAAGATCCATAGTAATCATTAATAGATTGAGGTGATACTTTTGCCATATCATAACGTCTAATTGAATAACATCCTGCAGGTTCAGATTGTTGTTCTTTTGGTTGAACTGGAGCTGGGGCTGGAGCTGGAGCTGGAGCTGGAACTGGAGCTTGAGCTTGAGCTTCTTCAAAAACTGGTTCAGGGAATACTTGAGGAGCTTGTTCAACCTGTGCAGAAATTACAGCTGCAGCAGCTTTTTCATCTACTTGTACAGTAGATACATCAGGTTTGACAATAATTTTTTCTCCAGATGGAGTTTCAACTACAATAGGAGCAATAACAATAGTTGGATTAATGACAACTGGTCCTTCTGGTGTATCTACAATTTTTGGTTGAACAACAATTGTTTCTTCCTTTTGAGAAACAGCTACAATAACTGGTGTATTTTCAACTTGAGCATTAACAACAGCAGCACTTGACGCAATAGCTACGTCTTTACTAGGAGCTTCTGGTGTAGATTCCTGTATAGCAACTTCAGTATTTTCAAGCATTTCCCATAAAGGTCTTTGAGTAGAATAATTAACAGTAACCATGAAAGAAACTGCAATCAAAATGGAAGTTGAAGGACTAAATTGAGCTGTCCATAAAATCAATGAAAATATAAACAATTTAAAGTATTGATTTTCAAACAATAACATAACTTGTCTTGGTAGAGTTGGTGCCAAACGGGCAGCATAAAGAATCAATAATAAGTGAACAATACCACGAACTAAAGTTGGTTTGCGAACAAATTGAGATAATCTCTCATTCAAAGTATCATCGAATAGTTTAACGTAATCCATATTATATTATATTATACCAAAATAAAATAATTTTTTGTTTTAATATAATTTTTCTGTTAAAATTATATTAAAACAATTTCTATATTTGTTTACTTTTTTATTTTTTAGATTTACGCTTGCTTTTAGTCTTTTTTGACTTGCGTTTGCTTTTAGTCTTTTTTGATTTCCGCTTAACTGACTTACGTTTGCTTTTAGTCTTTTTTGATTTCCGCTTAACTGACTTACGTTTGCTTTTAGTCTTTTTTGATTTCCGCTTAACTGACTTACGTTTGCTTTTAGTCTTTTTTGATTTCCGTTTAACTGACTTACGTTTGCTTTTATTCTTTTTTGACTTACGCTTAACTGACTTACGCTTAACTGACTTCCGTTTAACTGACTTACGTTTGCTTTTAGTCTTTTTTGACTTACGCTTAACTGACTTCCGTTTAACTGACTTACGTTTGCTTTTAGTCTTTTTTGACTTACGTTTAACTGACTTACGTTTAACTGACTTACGTTTAACTGACTTACGTTTGCTTTTAGTCTTTTTTGACTTACGTTTAACTGACTTACGTTTGCCTTTAGTCTTTTTTGACTTACGTTTAACTGACTTACGTTTGCTTTTAGTTTTTTTTGACTTCCGTTTAACTGACTTCCGTTTAACTGACTTCCGTTTAACTGACTTCCGTTTGCTTTTAGTTTTTTTTGACTCGCGTTTAACCGACTTACGTTTAACCGACTTACGTTTAACCGACTTACGTTTAACCGACTTACGTTTAACTGACTTGGGCTTTGGCGAATATTTGGGACTTTTTTTAAAATAAGAAGAATGAGATGATCCGTAAGATTTTTCAGATGATATATCATCAAACGATAATTCTTCTATATTTTCATTAACGTATTTTTTAAGTTCATCTGACGTTGGAATGCTAGGTATATCAGATATTGAAAATGATGGTGAAGCTAATCTAGACATTATATACTATATATATAGAAATAAAAAAGTTGAAATTTTTATATAAATTACAATAAACTAACATATGTTATTGGAAAAAGCTATACCTAATCATCCTCAAAGAAAAAAGATATACGAAAAATTTTTAAATTTACTATTATCACACATTGATAAAAAAGATTATCATTATACAGATGAAGATATTCAAAAAATAGCTTTGAATATAGAACGTGGTATATTTAATAGAGCATTAGGTTTATATTTTAAAAAAACACCACGTGAAACTTGGAATGACGTGTTTAACAATATTTATATAAACAAATGTGCTATTATATATGATAATTTAAATCCGAATGGGAATATTCAAAATACTGGTTTATTAAAAAAATTATTACAAAAAGAGTTTAATGAATTTGAAATGTGCTTGTTTTCTCCAGATAAACTATTTCCTGAAAAATGGAAACAGAAGTTGGAAGAAATTACTTCTTCTAAAGATTATGATCCTATTTATATACCACAACCCAAATTAGAAGATAGACCAGATGGAGCATTTAAATGTAAATGTGGTTCTTTTAAAACAGAATATACAGAAGTACAAACTAGATCAGCTGATGAACCTACTACCAAAAAAGTTTATTGTTGGAAATGCGGACATAGATGGAAATTCTGTTAAGAATGTATTTATAAAAAAAATTGATTTAAAAGTAAAAGCATAGATATATTATCAATAATTACAATGTCCTTTCAAGAAAATGACGGGTTTAAAAAAGTACAATACAAACATTCTAAAAATTCTACAAATATTTCCCATCAAGAACAAGAAATTAAGAACCTTCAAAGACGAATCCACAGTCCAAAGGTAGATTTGATTGAAAGAGATTCTTGTTATTTAGTAAGAATTGAATTACCAGGTATTGAGAAATCATCTATTTCTGTAAAAATTAAAGAAGATCACATTGTTTTAATTTCTGGTAGTAAAATTTCAGATGAGTTATTGGAAACTGATCATATTATTTATAAAGAATCTAAATTCAATGATTTTACAAGACGAATTAAACTACCAGGAACTGTAGAACAATTTAACAATCATTTAAATCTAGAAAATGGTATTTTAAAACTTGTATTTAATAAGAAAGTACACAATGATACTACTACTACTACAACAAACTTTGAAAATTTAAATTTATCACCAAATCAACAAATTTCATGGGCAGATATGTAATCAACCAATCAATTAAATTAATTATTTATTTAATAATTAATTATATAAAGTTTATCAATTGTATTTTAATTCATCATCTTTGATTATAATATACTTTAAGTCTAAGTTTTCATCATTTACAGTGATATAATATGTATCAAAATCTGCAAAAAGTGACAATGGTTTAACATAATATCTATAAAATTTCTTGTGTATCATTTTTAATTTATTTGGTTTATATAATAAAATTTTTTCACCTCCTAAACAAGAATGTGTATCAAATCCAGTTTTATCTTCATGATTACTTAATACTAAAATGTGAACATTTTTATCAATAATAGAATTTACTAAATCTTTATATTTATTTACCATAATATTATCAAAGATGTAAATAGATCTTTTATCCGATATTGATTCTACTATATTTCGTTTAGTTAATACATGTTTTACATCAAAATTAGTAAAATATAAATAAGGGTTGTCTAACAACATTTGTTTATACAACTTTTTGTTATCTATATCTGACACAATATGTATAGTATTATCATAAATTTTATCCACATCTCTAATTAAACTTAATTTGTACAATAAATCACTTAGAATCTCAATACCACCTTCAATACCATCTGTAACAATACTAATATTTTTTTTATAAAATTGGCTAGGCTTTAATATGTATTTTTTTAAACCAATTTCTTCTTGGATTTCTTGTGGAATTTCTTCTGGGATTTCTTGTGAAGTTTCTTCTTGGATTTCTTGTGAAGTTTCTTGTGGAATTTCTTGTGGAATTTCTTGTGGAATTTCTTCTAACATTTTTTCATTTTGTTCTTTTGGTATTTGTACTGTATTTTCATTCAATGAACTTAAATCACTGTAAATACCAGATTGTTTTTCTTCAGGTTTTTTGGTTGAACTTTCTGAACTTTCTGATGACGAACTTTCTGAACTTTCAGATGACGAACTTTCTGAACTTTCAGATGACGAACTTTCTGAACTTTCAGATGACGAACTTTCTGAACTTTTAACTTTTGATTTATGCTTGGTATTAGAATTAGAATTTACAAAAAAAGTAGTAAGTATATCTGTTAATTTATCCATTTATATATTAACAAATATAAAAAGACGAGTTTTTAAACGTTTACTCATTTCCCAAATATAAATATTTATCGGAATCTTTTACAACAACAGTTTCATCTACATCACATTGTTTAAGTTGTAATATATTACTTTCTTTATCATATGCTAAACATTTTGAATACAATTGCGACTTTAATTTTCCATTAAATAATGGAAAATAGTCAAATTTTTGTTTTTGTGAATTTTTTATACAATCATTTAAAACTATTTCATTTTCATTAAAAGCATCTATACATTTTGTAGATGTACCTACTTTAACACTTATTTGTTTATAATTTGGTTCATATGAAAATATAGGATTGCATTTTATTGTATTTTTCAGTTGCAAAAATGTTAAATCTCCCTTTGTAGAATCTGCTATAGATACACATTTTCCCTCATTGTTAACAATTTCTCCATTTGTAAATTTCCCAAAAACATTTTTACCCAATAATTTGCCACGTTCTTCTTGTTGAGTTAATGAAACTTGTAAATTTTTTCTTTCATTTTCCAAATCAAAAACTTTTGTTTTCAAATCTGAAATTTGTATTTTTATAGGTTTGGTATCATCTTCATACTTTTTCTCTAATTCTACATAACTTTTTTTACATGAAAATGTTTCTGTTATATAATATAACATAACTGCAAACAAAATAACAATCACCAGACAAGCTGCTATAACAATTAGATCCATGTGTCTTATCACTATTATTATCTTGTAAAAAAAGTTTACTAAATTAATAATTAACTAATTAACTAATTAACTAATTAAAAATATGTATGTCAATATAACTTAATTACATTTATTCATCATTTTTCCACAAAAGATTCCAATATAATTGCAATACATTTGATGTACACGGATAATAAGTGTCAAATATTTTCTTATAATGCATTTCTTCTTTAGTATCAGGTATTAAATTTGAAAATTCTGGACTTATATTTAAACTATCTACATATCCAGAAAAATCTAAATCAGTATACATTTCATCAAAAAATTGTTGTAAATATTCTACTATATTATTAAAACTATATCTAACATCTTGACGATGACCCCATAAAATTCGTTTGTCTATATGTATTGAACTATCTGTATCAAATGCCATTCTAATAATATACTTTTCTACAGGATTTTCTGAATATCCAGACATTTGAGGTCTTTTTAACATGGGGTGAATTGATAAAACATATTCCACAAATTTCAAATCTAAAAAAGGATGCCTTATCTCTAATCCATATGACCCCGCCAATTTATCTGCTCTTAATAAGTCATATTTGTTTAAATTTTCTAATAAACGAACACTTTGTTTTTGAAAATCACTATCTGATAATCCAAATAATTCATAATAGCCACATAATTCATCTAACCCCTCGCCACTCAACAATACTTTTACATCAGTATATTGTTTAATATACTTTAATAAAAATGACATCGGTATTGCTTTTTGAATTGTGACATTATCATATGTTTCCAATTGTAAAATTACATTTGTAATTTCTGTTTTTACTAAATTCATATCATTAATTTGCACTATATGATGATGAATATCTATACCATAATGCTCTTCTAAATATTCTACGTGAAAACTTGCATTTATTACATCGGAATTATCCGGATCTCCAATAGTAAAAACTTCTAATGGTTTATTGTAATTATATTCACTTACAAGATAATTTACCAAAATACTTAACATAATACAACTATCAAACCCACCAGATAACAATAAGCCAACGTTTTGTTCAGATAATGTATATCGATCTATAATACTACTTTTAATAATACCATTTATACTACTATATAATTTTGATATAGTCTCTGGATCAGCTGTATTTATAGTACAATTATCCAAAGTTTTGTACATGTTAAAATCATAAAATTTTATAAACTCTTCTGTTGATTTATCAACTATAGAATTTTGATATGACCAAAAAGACCCAGGTGGAACCTCTGTTATAATATACTCCGAATCATTTAATATATGTAACGGAATACCCTTAATTTCACTAACAAACATATAAAACATATCATTTTTATTACTTTCTGGTTTTGTAGGAACATACTTTACCATATACATTGGTTTTGTACCAAAACAATCTCTTGCAACAAAAATATTAATATCCTTTAAAATAAAACTTGATGTATTTTCCATTATCACAAAACTATAATCTCCATTCAATTGTTCAAGACATCTTTTCAAACCCATAGTAGAATCACCACATTGTTCAACATTTTTAATGTATAATGGCAAAATTACTTCAACATCACTTGATGATTGTAAATCTTTATCAGTAAATTTGTTATCTGAAACTAAACTGCTATAATTATATATTTCACCATTGCATAATAATTTTCTTTTCAATCTTGTTCTTAAATCTGGATACCTTATTAACTTATGTGAAATCGGATCCTCAAATGGTTGGGAACCATCTAAAGATGCATCATTTACACTCATCCTATGATAACCATATTGAAATACAATAGGTCTATATTCTGTAATTTCTCGTTTACTAAGATAATTAGATATTTGAGCCTTATTCATGTTTGTTATAGCTTGTGTCGTTTCAATACCCATTTGCGTATCATCTTCTCCTCTTGATTTCATTTTCATAAATGATTTTGAAACATCAATGTTTATAGGAGGATTTTTCATATTATAAAATATTAACCAAATTGCTCCCATAATAAATACTTATAATTATTATGGGTTTTATTTTCTAAATTTAAACTAATAAGATACTCTGATTATTTATTGTTTACAACAACATCAAAAATCTCATCGTATTTTTCAAAAATTTTTATTTTATCATTTACTGTTATTTTTTTGATTTTTAATTTCATTTTAATTCTTTCTGCAAACTTTTCTTTATCTTCTTTTGTAACTTCAACTGTACCATTATTAACTCTTTTTAAGATAAAATAAAGCAATTCTTCATTTATAATTTTTTCAGATTCTTTTGTTATAATAGTTCTTGATGAAACTTTTTTCTTATTTGAAATTGGTTGACCATATATATTCGTAGAATTAGTATCTGTCGAATTTGTATTAACATTTGTTGAAGTTGTATTGCATTCTTGTTGTGTTTTGTTTTTTAATAACGAAAATGTATTATCATCGTTATATTTAAGTATTTTAATAACTTCTATAAAACCAAGTTTAATATTCCATGTAATATTCTTATACACTAATTGTTTTATTCGAAAAGATTCTGTTAATAATTTTTCCAATTCATTAATTTTCACATCTCTTAAACCTTTATCTAGTAATTTTGCATCTATTAAATTTTTATCAATGTAATATACTGAAAATGATTTAAAACGCTCAAATCTTTCATCATCTGTCAACTGAGACCATTTTTTATAATATTTGCCTTCTTGTGATATTTTTAATCGTTTAATACTTGGAATATCTTGCCTATTTAAAAAATTTTGTCTATCCGTTAAATATGAATAAAAATCCAGCTTTAGATTTTTTAACGTATTCATACAGAATTTTTGCTTTTTATCTATTAGGTCATTTGTTTCTGAATATTTTTCTAAATAATTTGTAAATCGTTCAACTGAAATTGATCTTTGTAGTTTTTCCATATTTGTAAATTGTTTTGTAGTATCTTTTGATTCTATTATATTTACAACAACTTGCAAGTTATATCGATTAGATAAATATTTATGAAATTCTATATCTGTTTCAGAATATAAAATTGATAACCAATTTATCATAGTCCTAAAACGTTCTTTTAAACGTTTTGTTTTGACATTGCACGAATTATATTCTTGTATAAAAAGATCTGAATTATTATAATATTCGAATTGTGAAGGTGTTAATAAACTAATTATATAATCAAGTATATCATTTTCTAAAGTTTTTTTTTGTAATAACAACTCTGTGACTTCCTCTTTCATAAGTAAATTATTACATAAAGAAAAATAAGTCAATCCCTTATCCTCCATACTTGCTAACCATTCTAATCTGTTTTTTTCTACATCAAGACTATCTAACGGATTTTCTAAATCTATATCCAAATATGGACATAAACCATAAGATTTTAGTACATCTTTATGCAAAAACAAACATCCTGGAACATTTTTAGAATCGTATTCCAAATACTTTTGTTCCATTTTTTCATATTCCCTGAATTTTATCCTAGTAGAATCACGTTCAGCTTTTGCTTGTTTTGCTTTATCCATTGCTAAACTATTATTTTTTTTCTTTGCAGCACCAAAATGTATATTGTCAATTGCTCTAGTAATATATCGTAGTTCATTTCGTTTTTGAATTTCAATACGTTCTTTATTATTTAGATCTTTTAATTTATCATTTAAACATTTTAACATTGCCATTTTTTTTTGCTTTTGATCTATACAATTAGATATTTCTGTTTTATCTGTCAAGTTACGTTTTTTATCTAGTAAACTTTGAATATCATTTTTAATATTGTCTATCTGATTTACTAAATGTTGTTTTATAAATACTTGGTCGTGGGCGTTTTGTTTTACTTCAGCCATTTGTACCTTATTAAAAACTTAATAGGGTACATATTTTTCAATTTTTTAAACAGGTATAAATTTTTCTAAACTAACATTGTTATTTTTTAATATTGTTTTACTTTGTTCATCTAAAATCACATTGTAATCGTTAACATACACTACACGAACAATTCTACATTGCAAAATTTTTTTAACACAGCTTATACAAGGTATTAAAGTAACATACATTGTAGAACCGTTCAAATCATCACGTGTATTGAATAATATAGCATTTTCTTCAGCATGTAAACACATACATAAATCTAAATTTTTTCCAGCAGAATTGTCTTGTCTTTGGTAATATTGATCACAACATCTTTTACAACCCCCTTCATAACAATTTAAAGAACCAACTGGTGTACCATTATAACCCAATGACAAAATACGTTTATCTTTCACCAAAATACATCCAACTTTGCGTTTTATACAATTACTTCTTTCACTTGTTAATTTTGCAATATTTACAAAATATTCATCCCAACTTGGTCTTTGCATCTTACTTCACCTTACTACAAAATTATAATAACTTTTATAAATTTTTATTTTTAAATTTGCGGATATCTATACAGTATACACAAAATAAAAGACTTTTCTATTTTTTATGTTTAATTATTTTTTAAAAAGTAATTTCTTATATTATATTATATTAATAAGAATGATTCCAGATAAACTTTTGATAAATCTTAAAATTATTAGTAAAATTCAAAAAAATGGAAGAATTGCAAGAAGTTACGATGGCATAATATCTCTAGAAAATGATGTTTTTTATCAATCGATAAAAAGATTTATGACTAGTGATTCTAGACGTCAAGCCATTTTTGAAATAAACAGTGTCATTTCAGAATCAATTGATATTCTTCATCATATACTTAACTCTAAATACATGAACAAAAATTATTTTCAATCAGATGAATATATAAAAAATTGTGAAAATATTAATTTAATTTTAAATGAACTGGAAAATGCTAGACAGGGTATTGATAATCTAAAATTTACATATCAAAATGATCCAAATACAGCATCACAAATAGATATTCTTGTTTTAAAAATAAATACAACAATTAAAGACGTTTTTAATAAATTATCATACTTTCAATCTTTTTTACAAAACAATCAAGTAACCCAGCAATATTATCAACAAAATGGTTTACAAATTAATAATTTTAATGACAATATTTACAATGGTCAAAATACACCTGATAATGTCTCATCTAATTTAGCATCAACGTCATATCAAAATTCTTATCAAGAATTACATTCTATAAAAATTGACAATGGTGAGGATGACGACAATGTGACAATGGAAAATATAGAAGAAGAAGAAGAAGAAGAATAAAAGAACAGTGTATTTTAAATTTACGGCATTATAATATTTGATATTAACAAAAATTTTATTATTAATATATATTAACAATGTCAGTTAACCAGATTGCTAACATATCAAATACTGTACCAATTTTACAACAAGAACGTAGTAATATAACGACAAATCCATTTATACCAAATGAACAAAAGCGAATGGAATTAGAACAAATAGATAAACAAGCAAATATTATTATAGAGGAACAGTATAACAAAAATAAAACATCAAGTATATTTAATTTACCATTACGTGATATTAATACTAACATTTCATCAAGTTTTATAGGATTTTTTAATGACTTGTTCTTAAAACCAGCTGATATGCCTTGGCGAATATATATCCCAATGATATTAGAACGAGATCAAAGATATACTTATCTAGGAGTTTTATGTATTTTTATAGCAGTTTATATGTTAGCTGTACGAAAATAAATAAAGTATACTAAGAATTTTACACAAGTACTAAGAATTTTACACGAGTACTAAGTGTACATACTTAGATAACTAGCATCTTCTTTATGTTTTAAAACATCATTTATATATGATCTTGTTATAACAATAATTTTTTCATTTTCACTGTTAGTTTCTATACACAAATTATCTAAATTCTGTATTAGGACATCATAATTTAATCTATTAATAATCTTTTCTATATTTTTTCTTAATTGTCTAACACCTTTTTCCTTTTGAGTTTTTGATGAAATTATATACTCTATAATTTCTTTATCGATTACAATTGCATTATAATCTTGAATATTAACATTTGATAAAATCTCAGGAATCATTTTATTTTCACATATGATAACTTTTTCCTCTAAACTTGGTGGATTTATATATATAACCTTTAATCTATCTGAAACAATTTCATCAATTTTAGTTATATCATTAAAGGACAATACAAAAAACACTTTTGATAAATCAATATTAATATTAGATAGATAATTATCTTGGAATGAACTATTTTGTTCTTCATCTAATAAATGAGTTAATACACCAAAAATTTCTGTTGCTTTGTGTTCTCCTATTTTATCAATTTCATCCATGTATATAATAGGATTCATATATTCAGAATTTGACAAAATTTCTACAACTTTTCCTGGCTTTGATCCAACATATGTTTCACTGTGTCCAGTTAAAACTGCAACATCATTAAGACCTCCAAAATTAATTTGGTAAAAGGGCAATTCTAAAGCATCTGCTAAAGATCTTATTATTTTCGTCTTTCCAAGACCTGCGCTACCATATAATGCCAAGACATGTCCTTTACTATCTGGATTAGCTATTTTTTTAGCAACAAATTCTAAAATTTCTTGTTTAACATCTTCTAAACCATAAATATTCTTATCTAATTTTTCTTTTACATTTGTAAAAAACGTTTTAATCTTTTCTACAGAATCATTTTTACTAACAGCCATGTTTTTGTATTTTCCATATGGTATTTTATTTACTGTTTTTAACCAGTTCATACCTTTAGAATAATCACTTCCAGATAGCTTTTTTGTATTCTCATATTTATCCATAATAAACGATTTTGTCTCCAAATCAATATCCATTAATAATAATTTGTCTTTTAAATTTGTAATTTCATCTTCTTGTTTATATTTTTTCTTTTTATGATCATCTAAATCTTGTTCAATCATTCTTAATTTTCTTTTAAGATCATTCATTTTTACATTTTGACATTCTTGATCAGAATATGACTTAATATTTTTTCCTTTATCTTTTTCATCAGATTTTTTTACAAATGCCTCAAATGTCTCGTAATTTTCTTTATTGTCATTTTCTTTATTGTCATTTTCTTTATTGTCATTGTCATATAAATCAAAATCACTCATATTAACGTTAGATGTAGGTTGTGTATTAATTCCAAGATCCGAATCACTGTCATTATTTTTAATATCTGATGTTTTAATTTTTAGTTTTTGTTTTTTTGGTGTTTTTTTATTATCATTTTTAATTAACATACTAGAATAATTAACAGCTCCAAGTTGTGATAAAAATACAGAAGATACATAAATCCAGTATAAATCATCCTTTGAAGGTAAGGTTACATCATCAGATACGTGTTCTAAAATACATATAAAATATTCTTTTAATTCTTCTACATACACGATTTCTTCTTTTTTATAAAAAAACCCACATTTCCAATATCCCACATACATATTACTAAAACTACTTGAAATGAAAATATTGTTATACATTTTCATTTTTTTTTAAATTAATTAGGTGGTTGACATTTGTCATTTATTTCAAAGCCATAATTAACTAATAAAGTAGCAATATATGGAGCAGTTTCTGGTTTATCAAATGAAAGATTATATGGTAATCCAGCTGCATAAGCCAATTTCATTACTAATTCCTTAGAGTCCTTAGTCTTTGATTTTAATAAAAGTTCTTGAAAGGAATATTGTACAGAATTTTGCATTTTTGTTTGGTTTCCTTCAAACATTTTATACAAATCATCCATTGTTACATCACTACAACCAGGATATAACATAGTTTTTGGTTCCAACATTTTAGCACCAGATCCTTTGTATTCTGACGAATAATTAGAAAATGATTCAAATACACCTCTTCCTGAAGCAATATTCATACCAAGAACATAAATAACAGCCAACAAGATTGCTAATTGGAAATCTCTTTCACTAAGATAAATGATCAAAAAGATCAATAAAATTTTAACAAATGTGTTTTTAAACAAATCTTCAATATATTTTGGTGATTTTGGTGCAATTTGAGCACCATACAAAGCAAGTGAAATCTTCAAAACTGCCATTATGTATGGATTTGACAATGGATAAGCTAAACTATTCTCTAAAAATTGCGTGGATTGACGAATGTATTCCATAATTATTTATATTATAGATAAATAAAAAAAAAATAGGATTTATTAAAATTAAAAAGTAAATGTATTTGTTTAAACTGATATATAATTTTACTAACACTATTTATGGAAACTGTACAATATAGTTTAAAAAACAATACCGACTATAGTATTGATATACATATGGCACTAAAATATAACCAGGCAAAACAACGCCAAAAAAATAAAAATAAAAATATAATACAAAATAATTTAGTTATAAGGGAATCAAAATACAATAACAACAATAACAACAATAACAATGACAATGACAATGACAATGACAATGACAATGACAACGACAACGACAATGACAACGACAATTACAAAGACAATTACAAAAATGCAATTTTTGATCAACCTTGTTTAGATATATATGGTAATCGCACGTGTATTCTTTTTGAAATTTCAAAAGATATGTTTCAATTAAGATTTTTAGATAATAATAAAAACAAAATAGTAAATAAGGGGGAGTTCTATATACAAATTCCAACTCTTTTAGAAAAATTATACACTGTTATAGTAGTTGAAAACATTGAAAACTTAAATATGGAGATTGTAGCTATTCATTCTTCACCAAATAACACAAGTAGTGTTAACAATATAATAACACCATCTTTAAAATAATAAAAATTGTTTAGTTATATCAAATTTCATTTAATTTAAAGGTAAGTTAAATTAAATAATAACTTGGTAAAATGCCACATGATATGATTGATGAATATTTTGAAATTTATAAAACTAGTGTACAAGAATACGGGGAAAAAACTTGTGTGTTTTATGCTTGTGGAAGTTTTTATGAAGTATACAAAATAGAAAATGAGCAAGAAACAATTGGAAATGCAGATATTATATCAGAAATAATTCGATGTGATTTTTCAAATAAGAATAAATCTAAAAGATCAGAATTTGGTAGTACTAGAACCTTTCCGGACTTTTGTGGTTTTGGTATAGCTTATTTACCAAAATATTTAACACCACTGTTAGAAAATAACTATACAGTTGTAATAGTTGATCAATTAGAATTAAGTAATGAAAAACGAGGTAAATTAGTAAAGAGAGGGGTTGTTGCAGTTCACTCACCTTGTTTAAAATCACCAGATTTCGAAACATTTAATGATACGGAAACAACTTTATTAGGTATCACATTAGAAATTGTTTTATCAAAACCAAATGTAAAACGAGACAATGTATTAATATATTCAGTATGTAGTATTAACAATACAACTAATACTATAGATATTACAGAAAATATAAGCGAATTCAAAAGTACTGAATTTCGTAGTTGCTTAGATGATATGGGGAAAATTTTATCTAGATACAACTCTAGGGAAATAAGAATATTTTTTATAAAAGATTCTGCTTGTGATACATCTTATTACGAAAAATGCACAAATACTCTTACAAAATATTTTGATGATCAATCATCCCTTGATAATTACACATATAAAATACAATCAGTTGATAATTACAAGGAAATTAGTAAAATATCCTATCAAAATGAATATTTTAAAAGAATTTACAAACACATTGACTTTGGTTTAGTAGAACCATTAGAATATCTAGATTTACACGATAAACATTTATCAGCATTAAATTTCATGTTTTTATTAGATTTTATTGCTAAACACGATTTGAAATACATAAATAATCTCAAACTTCCTAATATTATAAATCGTGGTAACAATTTATTACTTGAATTAAATACAATTCATCAGCTAAATATACTACCAAATAGAACAATAACCAATAATAAAATAACAAGTGTTTTTGATGTTGTGAATTATACAAATACAGCAATCGGTAAACGACATTTAAAAAGTTTACTAACCAAACCATTGTTAAAAGTTGACGATATTCAATTTAGATATGACTTGAGTAATTGTATACAAAAATTAGGGGGTGACGATTTTACAATCTTGGATAAATCTTTATTACAAACTATTGATTTTGATAGATTACATAGAAAAATGGGTTTAGAAGCCTTACATCCATACGAATTTGATAAATTAAACACGAGTTATATAAACATTAGCAAATTATTTGATTTTATAAGGGGGAGAGATGTTTTATCAAAATTATTACTAACAGAACAAGATTTAAAAGATTTTTTGGAATATATTCAAGATTACACCACAGCATTTAATCTAACTGATATGAGACGTATTGGTTTAAATACACCTAGAGAAGAATTCGTCAGTTTTTTTAATGATAATGTGATATCCGAACTAGATAAAATCAAATCTGATATTACAACTCTAGATAAAGATTTAGAAACAATAAGGGGAACATACGATAATATAATAGTAAATGAACGAGGTAATAAATCATCTAATCAAACTGTAAAATTAGGGTTTACTGATAATGATGGATATTTTTTTACTTGTACAAAAATTAGATATCAAAAATTAGCCAAGGAATGTAAAGATCACAATTTTGAAACAAAACAAACAAGTAATATGTGTAAATTTACAACTGATGATTCTAATAAATTATCGAATAAACTAATTACAACAAGAGATTTACTTGTAAAACGTGTAAAACTTCATTATATAAAACGATTACAATATTATTATCAGAAATACAACTGGCTATTTGATAAATTATCAAAATTTATAGAAATACTAGATGTATCCATAAGTAATGTGAAGTGTGCACGTAAAAATAACTATTGTGAACCAATTATATCAAATGGTGAGAGTAGTAGTTTTATAGCAAGTGCTTTAAGACATCCAATAATAGAATTAATAAACAACGATACAGAATATATACCAAATGATGTATCATTAACAGATACTTGTGGAGGAATGTTAGTATATGGTCTAAATAGTAGTGGTAAATCTAGCTTATTAAGATCTGTGGGAATTTGTATTGTTTTAGCACAATCTGGATTGTATGTTCCTTGTAAGAGTTTTAGTTATACACCATTCGACACTGTCATTTCCCAAGTTGATTTAAGTGATAATTTATTTGCAAATAAAAGTAGTTTTACTAGTGAAATGTGTGGATTGCAACGTATATTGTCTTGTAGTGGACCAAATACTCTTGTATTATCTGACGAATTATGTAGAGGTACAGAGGTTAATAGTAGTTGTGCTATAGTAGCAACTACTTTGTTACATCTTATGAAAACCAATACAAAATTCTTCTTTACAACTCATTTGCATAATCTAGTTAATGTACAACAACTTAATAAAACATATATAAATACGTGTCATATTAGTGTTGATACAAAACCAGATGGTACTATAGTTTTCGAAAGAACTTTACAACCAGGATCAGGTAGTGATTTATATGGATTAGAAGTTTGCAAATCAATTATTCAAAATAGTGAATTTATAGATACAGCATTCGATATTAGAAATGATATAATGTCAAATACAACAAATGTTATAGATAAAGGTAGAAGTAGATATAACAAAAAAAAAATAGTAGATCATTGTGAAGTATGTAAACACAAACCAAAACGAGGAGAAGTACCATTAGATACACATCATATTAACGAACAAAAAAACTGCGATGATCACGGTTTTGTTAATGGTAAACACTTTCATAAAAATAATGCTTTTAATTTAGTAAGTCTGTGTAAAAGTTGTCATCAGAAAATTGATACTGGCGAATTAACGATAACAGGTTATAAATGGAGTACATCTGGGAAATTTTTAGATTACAATTTAATATAATTAAGGTCTTCAAATGTTGGAGTAAACAAGTATTTACATGGATCATTTATTCGAAATGGTACAATTATACAATTATAATGAGTTATCTTTTGTCCATTTTGTTTTGCTAATTCAAGACTATCAAAAATACCTAAAGGATTTTGAGTTTCCTTTTCAATTACAAGATAAACTGTATTTGTTCGTGTATTTCGCGTGCAATTTTTTACTTGTGCTCGTTTTGGTGGTTCGGGGATGGGGCATTGTGTTTCTAGTTCTTGGGGTTTACTTTTAGAACCGATAAGATATTTTATTAAACTATACATATTAATACTATAAATAAATAAAATATATATTTTAATTTATTTATTTAATTCGTGTATTTTTTTACCACTTGTGGTTTTTATATAAACTAATCAATTTATCTTCAAATTCGTTAGTAAATCCTGAATAATCACATACTGGTCCATTAACAAAAGCATCTCTAACACGTTTTCTTAATCCACTTAGTGTTTTATAATTATTTGCATACCAAACTGCCCGTTCAATATATGCCTCTTGTGAATCTGTTACAAATTCATCTAATCCACAATTTTTCATTAAACTAGTTGTAACATTTTGAGAATGATAATGTCTTACTTTATCAAAAAGTGTTAGAACAGGAACACCCATCATTAAACTTTCACAACTTGTAGTAGTTCCCGAATAAGGAAATGTATCCAATGCAATATCCATTTTGTTATAATCTGGCAAATGTTCACTATAAGTATCTGAATAAGGCATAATGATCACTCTATCTAATACAGATTTATCCTTGAATCTATCCAAAAATTTTTGTTTTAATTTTGGTGTTAAAAATTCCTTTGTTTTAATTGTAAATTTAGCAGTTGGAGCCCTTTGTAATATCTTTTCCCATACACTTACCACCATCTCGTTAATCTTGTTAAATCTATTAAATGACCCGAATGTAACGTATTCATTTTTAAGACACAACTGTTCTTCATCGATAGCTGGTATGTTATCGATACCCATACTTGGAGTGTATGCCAAAAAAGATCGATCCATAAATACCAATTGCTCTTGATAATATTTTTGACTTTTATCACTATCACAATATTTATCTGTAATTCTATAATCCATCGACTTAATACCACTAGAGTTTGGATAACCACAATAACTAATTTGAATAGGAGCAGGCTTTAAAACAAATGTATCCAATCTATTATCACCTGTATGTGCTGACATATCAAATAATATATCAACTCGATCTTGTTGAATCTTTCGTTTAAAATCTTCATTTGACATATTCTTAACAACAGCCCATTTACATCTAGGAAACATATCTTCTAATTTTACAACTTTTTGTGAATAACATGTAACGTCAAATAAATCGTAATTAATATGACTTAATATACTATGTAAGAAATAACTAACTGGATGACATATAAAATCACCAGATACAAACCCAATGTGAATCTTTGTTCCACGTTTAATTAAATCAGCTTTTGATTTACATTTAACAATATCCGTTTTAACTTTATAATCAGGACAAGATACCTTGTAATCATCTATTACAACTGGGTAAATTTTATTAATTGCCTTGTGAATTCTAGCAATATACATTGGATCTTCAATTAAATGAGAAATGTAATTACTATCTAATAATTTATTTTGATATGCTAATGATAATCTAGGTTTATACTTTAATGCCTTGTTATATCCCTCAATTGCACCTATAAAATCACACTCATAACATTTCGCTAAACCCATATTCATATACATACTAGCAATCAACATTTCTTTATCAACTGAAATATGAGCTCGGTTATAATTTTCAATACCGCGCATATAATGTTCAATTGCCTTGTCTGTAAATCGAAGTTCAGTATAAACAACACCAATCTGATTATTAACATCTGGATCATTAGGATCAATTTCATATGCCAATTGGAAATAATACATTGCTGTTTCTCTATCTTGAATAGTAAAATAAACACTACCTAACCCATTTAAACATTTAATCTTAAATTGTCTTAAAACTAACAATTGAGATTCATCCTTTTCACTTCGCATAACTAAATCAATTAACCCAATCGCCAATTTATAATGATAAACACTACTATCCAATTTATTTGCCCTATGATACATAAACCCAAAGTTGTAATGTAACTGATAATCACACGGATCAACTACCAAAATTTGATTCAAAAGAACTAAATTTTCTTCAGCATTTGGATTAAAAATTGTTAAATATAAAAACACTAGCTTAAACATCTCCATCGCACGTTTATTAAATGGATCTAAGGCAAGAACCTTTCGTAAATGAGCAACTGCCATATATAAAGTATTACGCTCCTTTTCATCAAACCCATTTCTATTCATATGTAATCCAACAGTTCGTACTAACAATTCAGCACTGATATAATATGTTGTACAAATTTCAGGTTTATGTCTATATGAAACAAATGGATTAATGTCATCTAAATATCTAATACATTTACCTGCCAACTTTATACATTTCATATACAATTCATTATCCGTCTTTTGTTCTTTTGCTAAAATCTCCTGAGCACTATTATAAACAGATGTCAACTGTTGGTATTCATTTAAAAATTCATCAATAGAATTAACTTTTTCAACTTCGCTCATTCTACTTTTAATAATATTAAAGTTTTAAATTAACATTTTTTAACGTAAAATATTATTTTTATTTAAAAACAAACTGAATATAATACAAAGTAATACATTATTATGGAAAGTAATGTAGATGACGAGCGTCGTCTAAAACGTTTTAGAAATAAGGTAAAAACACTTCAAAAGAAACCACAACCTGAACAAAGGACACCAGAATGGTATGCTGCTCGGCATACTCGTGTAACAGCAAGTGAAGCTGCTAGTTGTTTATTCAAGTCAAAACGTACTTGTGAAGAATATGCAAATGCATTTGGTATCAAGACATTCAAATATAAAGACACTGAAGGATTAAACCATTACGAAACACGAGAGGATTATATTATTAAAAAATGCTCGGCATTTTATGGAGAAAATGTTTTTAAAGACTCCATTTATACTTTATGGGGTAAAAAATACGAAGAAGTAGCAAATAGGTTATATTGTCAATTAAACAATACAGTTGTTATAGAATTTGGTTTATTACTACATCCTCGTTTAAAATGGCTAGCTGCAAGTCCTGATGGTATTACCCCAGATGGAGTTATGTTGGAAATTAAGTGTCCTAAAAGTCGTAAAATAAATGAAAATGAAGTACCAATACACTATTGGGTCCAGACTCAGATACAATTAGAGACTACAGACCTTGATTTTTGCGATTTTTTTGAGTGTGAAATAGAGGAAATAGATTCAGAACAAGAATTTATTGAAAAACAGACAGTTGGTAAAACAGCAAAGGGTATACTTTTACAAATTGCAAATAGTGGTCCTGATCCAAAGTTTATTTATCCACCAATTCCAATTGTAGAAACTGATCAATATATAGATTGGAAAAACGAATTAATTAGCAAAGATCCTAGCTTAATTCCTACTTATTATTTTATTTCAAAATATAACAATCAAAGGGTTGCAAGAAATAAAACGTGGTTTGCAAATGTAAAAGATGATATAAAAAATGCGTGGAACACAATTATGCATTTACAAGCAAGTGAAGAAAATTTTACAAAATATAAACAATCAATACATCTTATAAAAAGCAAATCGTATTTTGAGCTATACAATAGAACAACTTGCGAAATTGAAGACGATATTTCATCATTCATATTTGAAACAAATGACAATAACAATGACAATAACAATAAAGATGACGTTAATTTACAAAAAGATGGTGATGTTGAAATGATTACAGATATACCATCTGAAAAAATTAAACCAGAAAATGTCGTACTTTGTTTAATTGATGATTAAAAGTTTAATAATTAAATTATTTTTATATATAATTATTATATAATGACTAAATCTACTCCGAAATTTTATATAAGTCCTATAACCGGTAGATTAATTAGATCTAATGCAAAAACATATGAAAATCTTAAACAACGTCGTTTTAAAGTTGATAAAGAACCTTGTTTGTATAATGTAAGATCTGCTCATAAATGTTTAAATAAATTATTACGTTTATATCCTGATATAGTACACCCTTCATCTAATTTTATAAATATTCCTAAAACATATAAACATGGAAGCGTTAGGGCTTTTATAAAAGATAAAAACAACAAAGTTATAGGATATATAGATAAATTTGGTAAAAAACATCGTTTATATAAACCAATACACACAAAAAGAAAAATACCAGTTGTACATGATGGATTTAATGTATTAGCTGATATTGTACAAAAACAAGATAAAATTTCAGAAAAAGATCAAAAAATTATAGAAAAACAAATAGTAAAAAGTCAACCACTACAAGAATCTGAAAATATTAATATTCTATTTAACCCAATACAAAATGACTTTATACCAATTAAAAAAACATTACAAGATGATGAAAAACAAGAAATTATTAATACTATTAATAAAGAATTAATACCCACACAACTTCCACCAATCACAATGTTTTCTAATATATCAGGTATTATCAAACAATACGATACTATTATTGGTATAATTAACAAGGATAATGTCATTCAAAAATTTCCTGAACCAATACGAATCATAGATGAAAATCCTCAAAAACCAATACCAGGACCACCAGGACCACCAGGACCACAAGGCGAACGTGGAGAACAAGGACTACAAGGACTACAAGGCGAACGTGGAGAACAAGGACTACAAGGACTACAAGGCGAACGTGGAGAACAAGGACTACAAGGACTACAAGGACTACAAGGACTACAAGGACTACAAGGTGATCAAGGCGAACGTGGAGAACAAGGGTTACAAGGCGAACGTGGAGAACAAGGGTTACAAGGCGAACGTGGAGAACAAGGCTTACAAGGCTTACAAGGCTTACAAGGCTTACAAGGCTTACAAGGCTTACAAGGCTTACAAGGCTTACAAGGCTTACAAGGCTTACAAGGACTACAAGGACTACAAGGACTACAAGGCGAACGTGGAGAACAAGGTCCTCACGGAGAAGCTTCTCAAAGAGGTGAAAAAGGTGATCAAGGCGAACGTGGAGAACAAGGGTTACAAGGCGAACGTGGAGAACAAGGTCCTCACGGAGAAGCTTCTCAAAGAGGTGAAAAAGGTGAACGCGGTGACCAAGGCTTACAAGGCGAACGCGGTGACCAAGGCTTACAAGGCGAACGCGGTGACCAAGGCTTACAAGGCGAACGCGGTGACCAAGGCTTACAAGGCGAACGCGGTGACCAAGGCTTACAAGGCGAACGTGGAGAACAAGGGTTACAAGGCGAACGTGGAGAACGTGGAGAACGTGGAGAACTGGGTGAACCAACAGAAGATATAGAACCAACTATTACGGAAGATACAACATCAACTAAAATTGAAGATACAGAAACTGAAGAAACAGAAGATACTATTACAGAACCAACTATTACGGAAGATACAACATCAACTAAAATTGAAGATACAGAAACTGAAGAAACAGAAGATACTATTACAGAACCAACTAAAATTGAAGATACAATTTCTATTAAAACAGAACCAACTGAAACTGAAGAAACAGAAGATACTATTACAGAACCTATTAAAACAGAACCAACTAAAATTGAAGATACAATTTCTATTAAAACAGAACCAACTGAACCAGAACCAACCATTACAGAAGATACAGAAGATACTATTACAGAACCAACTGAAATTGAAGATACAGAAACTGAAGATACTATTACAGAACCAACTGAAACTGAAGAAACAATTTCTACTATTACGGAAGATACAACATCAACTATTACAGAACCAATTATTACAGAACCTATTAAAATAGAACCAACCATTACAGAAGATACAGAAGATACTATTACAGAACCAACTGAACCAGAACCAACTGAAACTGAAGAAACAATTTCTACTATTACGGAAGATACAACATCAACTATTACAGAACCAATTATTACAGAACAAATTATTACAGAAGATACAATTTCTACTATTACAGAACCAACTGAAACGGAAGACGTTAAAATTGAACAGGTTGAGCCAGAAAGAGTTATAGATAAAAATATAGTAGATACATTACCAAGTGTAACAGTTATAAAAGCTGATGATTCTTCCGTTTTAGAGCAAGTATTAAAAGAATCACCAACTATTTCTAAAGAAGAAACAATCGAAATTTTAAAAGGATTACAATGTCTAGAGGGTGAACAATTAGATCCTAATGAAAATAGATGCTTACCATGTACACATTATGGATTAGTATGGGATGCTGAACATAAAGTTTGTAAAACAATGTTAAAAGAAGAAATATTAAAAGAACAAGATAAAAATTTATTATCTGATGGTTTTATTTTAAATAAATTAGATATAATGGCTGATGAACAAGGAAACATAATAGGATTTCTTGAAAAATAAAAGTTTTTTTATAGAATTAATTTCTATGTAATCTATAATAAGAATGGATTCTACATCTATTATAGATTATATCAAACAAACATATCCAAAAGTTGTTTTTACACCATTCAAGTTTCAACAGTCAAGAGCACTAGCATTTATTATTTCAGATAATAATCTAGTTATAGGTTTCGTGAATTCAAATGGGACACTTTGTAAACTAATAGAACCAGTTGATCTTAATATTCTTTCATCAGAAAGTATGAGATCTATTATTGAACACATTCCTATAGTAAAAGGTTTTACAGATGAAGACAAGACACGTTTAATAAAAATGTTTGAACATAAAGAAGATACTGTAACAAAAACAGAACACATTAAAGCAATAGAAGAATTACAACAAAAACTTGAAAAATTACAGGATTCTCGCCCTGATATACAAAATCTTGTATCTGAATTATCTGATAAAAACAAAACTTTAGAATCATCGCTTTCAGAATTAACTGGGAAAAATAAAGATTTAGAAACATCACTTTCTGAATTATCTAACAGCAATAAAAAATTGGAATCATCAATTGCATATTTAACAGAAAAAAATCAAGATTTAGAATCAACTATTTTAAGTCTAAATACTTCAAATAAAGAAAAAGATAATATAGAATCATCTGTTTTAGAACTTAATACTAAAATTTTAGAATTATCTAGTAAAAATAAAGATCTTGATTCTACACTATCAGAATTATCTAGTAAAAATAAGGATCTTGATTCTACGGTATCAGAATTATCTAGTAAAAATAAGGATCTTGATTCTACGGTATCAGAATTATCTAGTAAAAATAAGGATCTTGATTCTACACTATCAGAATTATCTGGTAAAAATAGTGATTTAGAATCTACACTATCAGAATTGTCTAGTAAAAATCGTGATTTAGAATCTACACTATCAGAATTGTCTAGTAAAAATCGTGATTTAGAATCTACACTATCAGAATTATCTGGTAAAAATAGTGGTTTAGAATCATCAGTTACGGAATTATCTAGTAAAAATCGAGATTTAGAATCAACTGTTTCAGGGCTTAACACTACAATTTCTGAATTATCTGGTAAAAATCAAGACGTTGATTCATCGCTTTCTAATTTAAATTCTATAATTGCAGAATTAACAGGTAAAAATAAGGGGTTGGAGTCTTCTATTTCTGAATTAAAGGAAAAGGGTAGTGCTTTAGAATCATCTGTTTTAGAATACAAAACACTATATGATGGTCAATCTAATCAAATTGTTTTAATTAAAAAACAATACGAAGATAAAATAGAATCTATTACAAATCAATACAATGATGCTTTAGAACAAGTAAATGAATGTCGTAGACAAATAGTAGATCAAAACCAAGCTATTTTGGATGGTATTAATAAACATAAAGATTCATTAAAGGAATTTATAGCATCAAAGGATTTTAAAATAGAAGATTTAGAAAGAATACATCTACAAGATGTTGAAGAAAGACACAAGTTGCAACAACGTTTAGATGATTTATTAACGAGTGAAAAATCGTCACTTGCTAATTTACAATCTAGAGGCGATCAAATTTTAGATTATGAAAAACGTTTAGAACAAGGTACACAAAGAGTAGCGCAATTAACAGATGCAATAGATAAAATAAATGCTGAACTTTCTGCTGCAAATGAAGAATTAAAACGATCAGCATTACAAAGGGATTTATTAGACGGATATAAAAACAGATGCAAGGAAAAGTTGTTACAAGAAAAAGATCAAGTTATAGATGCAATAAAAGAATATGTTAAAAAATGGGTATCTTGGGTTGAAAAGTCACGAGTTGATGTAAATGAACAAAAACGTAAATTGCTTAAGGAATTCGAATTAGCAAAGGGTAATCTACAAAGTGTTTTAGATGCAGAATTAAATAAATCCAACTCTTCAAATAAGGAAATTCAACGTTTAAAGCAAAATATATTAGATGTAGAAACATATCTTAAAAAGACAATCAACGACCAATTAACACAATTATCAATAAAAGATGAAATTATCAAACAACGAGATCAAAGTATTTCAGATATGACATCTGAAAAATCTAAATTAGAAAGCGTTGTATCTGAAAAGGGTAGTCAAATTAATAAAATGCAATCTGAAATAGATAGGCTTAAGGAAATAAATAAACGTATACCTGAGTTACAAAGGGAACTTGCAGAAGTAAGGGGCTTATTAGAAAAAAATAGAAATACACCTATACAAAAATCAATTGATTACGACAATTGTTATAGTATTGTAACTAATTTTGCATCACTAAATAATATTTTCTATAGAAAACAAGAAATTATCAAAAAACTCGATGATATTATTACCAATAATCTAGATGCATTTAAAAATCTAAATGATACAACAAAGGAATCAATTAAAAAAGATTTTGAACGAGTAAAAACAGAGATAAACAATCACATCAAGTTTCTAAATTTAGCTGATTATATAAGTAGTCCGAATTTTGAATATTTAAAATCAAAATCATCAAGGTCTAGAGTACCAGAATCATATTGTAAAGATCTTGCTAATCTGTTAGAATATTGGGAAATCAATAAAATAGAATATAGAGAACAAGATATGCGTTTGACAAATATTTACGAAGATTTAGCTGGAGCTGTTAGAATATATATTAGAGTAAAACCTTTAGTAGGTGATCAAAAAACAAAAGGTTCAATAGAATTACAAACAATTGAAAACAAAAGAACTAAATCTTTATACGTAGATTGTTCATCGGTTCCTGATACAAAATACAAAGATCGTTCATCATTTGGTGAATTTTATGGAATTTTTGAAGATGATTTTGCAAATGTTGATGTATATACTGGACAACGTGGCACAGTATCACCAAGTAATACCCTACAAATAAATACAAATGATATTATAGAATCATCTGAATCAATAAGTCCCGGTCTATACACAACATTTAAACAGGTTCAAGATGGTTATTCAGTAGTTATTTTTGGATATGGATTAAGTGGAAGTGGTAAAACCTGGACTTTGTTAGGATCTAAGGGTAATCCTGGTATATTACATTATGGTTTAGCCAATTTAGAAAATGTTAAAAATATTCGATTAAAGTATTTATTTGAACAATATTATGATAAAATTAACTATAATAATCGTCAAGTTTCTGGAAGAATTCATAATTTAGTGGGTAAAATACCACAGTTAAATGATCTTTCTATAGATGAAACCACACAATTTGAAAAACGAATACCAAGTTTTATTAATATTAAATCATTACGAGTAGAAGATATATATGCATTAACAGATATGATTGACGAGTATAGAGTAGATAAAAAACGTATAAAACAAACACCCAATAACCCCTATTCAAGTAGATCACATTTGTATTTTGTATTCGAAATAGAATTTACAAATGGTAAACGAGGCTTTGTTACAATAGTTGATACAGCTGGTAGAGAATCACCTTTAGATATATTTAATACATTTATAGAAAATACTTCTTTAGCAAGTGTTATGGCACCACCACCAGTTGGAGGTGTTGTAAATATTACGAAAAATTTAAAACCACAATACAAAGACACTTATACATCTGAACAAGTCTTTAACATTTTAAATGAAGGATTCTATATAAATGAAACTATTAATCATCTAATTTACTATTTTAATTTGAAAAATGGAAAAACTATAGAAACACCAAAGCAGAAAATAGATAAAAGATACAATGTAGTATATAAGGTACCAAACTACTTTGTACAACCACAAGATGAAATGAATCAAATCGATGGAAACAACAATTCATTAATGATTCCTGTACTTAAATTCCTGGATAACTTGAGTAGTCGAGCAAAGGAAGCCAATCAAGATTGGAAACCTACTAAATTTATCACAATTTGTTGTGTTAGACAAGAAGCAAAATATTGTGACCAAACAATGGAAACAATCCAATTTGCACAAAATGTTAAAAGTAGTTAATTAAAATTACTTGATTAAAATTACTTGATTAAAATTACTTACAAAATATTTTATAACAAATTATTTTGTAGTGTGTTATGTTTTATTGTAATTACTTTGGTTTAATAAAGAATATAGAACTACTACTTGACAAGCACAAGAAAATTAATATTAAAATGATAGTAATATTTGTATCAACGCACCCCTTTGTTTCTTCAAGAAGTTCGTTAGGACATGGGTTACCACCGTTAACTGGTGGATTACAACTTCTACTTCTTTTAGATTTGACCCCCTTACACTCCCAATCAGACCATTTTGTGTACAATAATTAAAAACAGATGAACTAGTAGCTTTAGATCTATCAATTGTTAACGACTCGTATTTGCCCCCCCTTTTTTACAGAAACCACAATATTACCAATATATAATAGTTGACTTCTAACAAATCTTACTTTTCTTACAGGAGACATTATTAATAATTTACAACAAAATAATTATTAAAAATTGAAGTTTTTTTACAAACATAAGTTTATGAAAATTCAAATGAAAAAGGTATCAATTTACGTAGAAGAAAACGATAAAACATATGATTTATTAATAGGTCAGACACAACGAGAAAATGACCAAATATTACGGGCGTGTGAACAAAATGATACATGGTTTCATTTAGAAAATACTAGTAGTCCACATTTTATATTACAAAATGGTGGTGAAAATATTCCCAAAAGATATTTAAATCAAATAGCTGGTTTATTTACTGAGTATAAGAACAATTTATCAAAGAGATATCGTGTTATTTACACTGAACTTAAAAACGTAAAGTTAACAAAAACGCCAGGGCAAGTTTTAACATCAAAAACAAAGACAATTAAAATTTAATTACATAGAATAATATTTTATTTAAAAATTACGTGTTATTTAATCCAAGTATGCTTGGAGGAGAGTCATTGTCTTGGACAATTAGTACATTATCTAATATAATGTGGTTGTTTGTGTTTATTCCACAAATTTTAGAAAACGTAAAGAATAAATCATCAGATGCAATTAGTTTTTATTTGATTTTACTTTGGTATATAGGTGATACCTTTTCAACGATATCTGTTGTATACAAAAGTGTAATCCCTATGTTATTATACGTAGGTGTATACCATATAATTTTTGATTTAATATTTATAGGTCAAGTCATATATTACAGATTACCACAAATAGAACATTATCCTCAATTATTAAATGAAAACGAGTACAAATATGATTTATTGTATTATACAAAGGATGTTATTAGAATGCCTGAAGTTTACATGTTTTTAGGATACAATGTTGTACTGTTATTAACCCAATCGGTTTTACAATATTTTCCTCATATTGTTATAGGAAACATTTTTGCATGGTTATCAACTATTATCTTTTTAATGTCTAGATTACCACAAATTTTATTAAATTATCAAAGAAAAAGTGTTATGGGATTGTCTTTTGTTACATTTTTTAACATTGCAATTGCAAATCATCTATTTTTAATATCAGTTCTTATAAATCTTTTAGATATCCATTCATCACATTTAAGATTAAAATTCATATTGGAAAATTTACCTTGGATAGTTGGATCATCTGGAACTATCCTTTTTGATGGAATCTTATTTTTACAATTCTGGAAATACAAAACTTAGAATTAACCGGTGTTTTTAATTTAAATAAAAATATTGCATTATATTAAATGTTTAATAATCTTCCAACTGAATTAATTTTAGAAATATTACAAAAAATGAAAATAGATGAGCTTATAAAAACTTGTAATACAGATAAAAAAATATATTCAATATGTCAAAATAATCTACATTTGTTTTCTAAAATCATATTATCAATACCTATTGAAGAAACATCGCCCGCTCAATTTTATAATCATGTAAAAAATGTTAATTACCAAGAAATTTTAGAATTTTTTATTAAAAATAAGCTTATAAAAGGAAATTTTATAAAAAGTCCACGTTATATATCAAATAAGCGATCAAATAATTTTCCTTATCCATTTACACGAGATGTTTTAATATTTTTAATTGAAAATGGTTATGATATCTTATCGTATAATTTCCTAAAGCTAAATATGTCTAAATTGACCCTACCGGCTTTAAAATATTTAGTTGAAGTTAAAAAACTTGAAGTTAAAAAAGATTTATTAAGTTCTGCAATTCCATCAAGTCATTATGATATTATTGAATATCTTGTAGAAAAAGGGTGTATAATATCATTCCACGATTTACAGAAATTATGCATTACATCATTTGGTACAAAAAAAAATAAAAATAATATTAAAGTTTTTAACTATTTAATAAAAAAATTTAATTTAGATAAAGATAAAGTACTTAAAAAGATTGGTGAAAATTATAATACAAAAAATTTACATTGTATTTAATTTTTACAAAAAATACAATTATTTACCATCTGTACCAGATGCCCATATAGGCCCTCCTGCACCATATACTACAAAATTACAATCATCTTGCATAATAGCATTATATGGCCCAGATCCCCGTCCATTTGTACCAGATTGCCATATAGGCCCTCCTGCACCATATGCTACAAGATTTCCGTCACCTTGCATTATTAATTTATAAGGTGCAGATCCCCGCCCATTTGTACCAGATCCCCAAACTGGATTTCCCCTACTGTAAATAACCACGTTTCCATCACCTTGCATAACAGCTTTACAATGACTAGAATTCATTTCAGAACATGTTCCATCTAAGATAGAAGAAGAACATGAATTACCAGCTTGAGATACAGTTGCTGGAGGTGGTGCAGGTGTAGATACAGATACAACTGGTGCAGCTGGTGCAGGTGTAGATGCAGGTGTAGATGCAGGTGCAGGTGTATATGCAGATGGTGTAGTAGATGCAGGTGTATATGCAGATGGTGTAGTAGATGCAGATGTAGTAGGCGATCCTTCAGATCCTTCAGATTCTACAGACTCGGATGATGTACTATTCCACATTACACCACCAATTATAGAAATACAACAACAAGAAACTATTACAACAATAACAATTATAATTGTATTATCAGCCATTTTAATATACATCAATATTTTATTTATTTATATTTTATTTATTTATATTTTTACTATATTATAATTTTACAAAACAAATTCTAAAACTACAGATCCGTTTTCAATAGTTAATATGTTATATGATATAGCAAATACAAATAATTTCATTTGGGGGTTATTTTGACATAATTTTAAAGCAAGCGTGATATCATTAAATCTAGACATATTAAGAGATCCAGTTGGTTGATTATCTTCTGGACGAATAGAAAAGGGCATAGTATAAACATATTTCATTGGTATAACAGAATGTACACTATCTGGAAAAATTGTTCTATAAAAAAATTCTGGTAAATGATCAAATCTATATTTACCATCTAATAATAATGAAGCTTCTTCTATAAGAGGAGAATCATCATCTCTTTTACCATATGAAAAATAATTATTAGTATTTATATTGTCTGTTTCAACTGCAAAAAATACAAGTTCTTTACAAGGGTGACTAAATTTTAGATCAGAATTGTATACATTAGATGAATTTGTTATAATTTCATCACCGTTATATTGAACTTGTTCAATTATATATTGATGTTTTTGTTCTTGAAACTGTCGTAAGATAATATCGTCTAAAAATATATATTCTGCATAAATATTAGAAGTTATTATATCACGTGCCATTGGCATATCACCATCATAATTAATACATTCCGAAAAATTTCTTAGCTTGAAATTGATTTTAATATCTTGTTTAAACATACTTAACAATGGTAAAGCCATGTTATAGTTTCTTGTAAACCAAAAATCCAAAGGAATTACTAAATTAACATCCTTTGATGCATTTTGAAGACTACTTACATACGTATCTGATTTTAATAACATAAAATTTTTACCCATTTGTTTATTATTATTTGTTAAATCATCCCACGCATCCATAAATTGCGGATAAAGTCTATCAACGATAACACCACCTATTTGTAATTCAATAGGATCTGAAAAAATACCATATCCTATAGTATCACTCCAAGATGCATATTCACCTGTTGAGAATAAAATCTTTGGTAAACGAATATGAAGATATAATTTTGATAATAAATGACCACGTTTAGGTATTTCACAAGTTGATTTTTGTCCAAATGTAGCACTAGAATTAAAGTCAAGTTTTACAGTATCCGTTGCAAAATTTACATAACGATAATAATTGTATTTAAAAATATTGATTTGAGGATCTTTTGTTAGATATATATCTTGAATACCAAGAGCTTGCAATTGAAAAATACTTGGTGACATCTATATTAATAACATCGAATAAAAAAAAAGTAAAATAAAAACAACATTGAACAACTTTTAATTAAATAATACAAATGGATGTGTTATCTTTTAGTGATTTAATTGTATCGTCATTATCATCTTTTTGTTCTTTTTTTATTTGGCAATATTGGAATAATTCATTTGACTTGTTTACATTATTAAAAATTAATAAATTTTATTTAATGACATCAGGTTTATCAGCTGTTTTATCTCTTTGGTTGTTAAATACGTCACGTTTTAGTTTATTAAAAACGTCAGTTGTTTTTTTGAATACAATATCTTGGTTTATATGTTCGATACATATACCAATATCGTTTTTACAATGTTCTACACTTAAAAATTCAAAGGATTACCATGGAAATCAATGTTTTCGAGAATTATCATTATTATCTTTATCATGGATTAACTTATCAGTTTGGGTGTATGTTTTATATTTATATACACAAAGATTAGTTATAATTTATTACAGGAACAATACTGTATTAACAAAGATAATAGTATTGTACTGTTTTTTTTTTACTTATGTATTTTTATCTAGTGAAATTATATCAGATTTTTTAATATACAATCGGTTATTAGCAAATTCATCAAAAAGATATAACGTTTATGAATTAAGTGATAATTTTTATATATTACGACGTTTTAACCAAATATATTTTAACCAATAACAAATTCAAGTTAATTTAAATTGAAAAAATAACAAATCCTACAATTTTTAAATTTAGGTAAACGTATGTCTATGCAAAAATTGATTAAATTATTGTTAAAATTAGAAAATGATGAATCTATAGTTTCATGTAATTATTTGCAAGACAAAATCCCAATTGTTAACAAAATTGTAAATTTAGCAAATGAATTACTAATTACCAATGAAGGTCAATGTAATTCTAAAAACATGTCTGTCTTAGAAAATTATAATTTTAATATTTTCCCAATTGAAGTTGATTCTTTTGGATGGCTGATTGCTGGTATACATACAAATAAAGGAGTTGTGATTTACGGTTAATTTACAGTTAATTTATTATAAAAAATCGATTTAAAAACAAGTTTTTTATAATAAAAAAGATTATCAATACATGATTTCAAATTATTTTATAGGGTCATCTTTAACTGCTATTTCCTCAATAATTGGTGCTTCTATATGGGCAGCATCAAATGATATTTTTACATTAGTAGGAATTTATGATTTTCACTGGTTCGTATCTGTTACATCATTCATTTTTTCTATTATTGCATATTCTATTCATACATTTTCATTTATTTTTGATGCTGTTCAACAACCTAATTTGATACATATCCACATTGTATCAATCTTATTAATAGGTGGTATTTATACATTATTTTGGTTCATTTCAGCTGTCAATTTGTCAATTGTGCTACGTGAATGTTTGGATATTAAAAAGACATATCAAAATTTTTTAAATGATGACTTGCATCTAATTACTGAATCTTATAATTATAGTTGCAATGGAGAAATAGTATCCGTAATTTTTTCATATGTAAATTATATAGTATGGTCTTTTATTTTAATTAAAAGTTCTAAAATTTGGTACGACAGATATGTTTTTGATAATATTACTGCTATACAAATTCAAAATATCGAACAACAAATTCCTGAGCTACAACAAGTCCAAGTTGAAACTGCAAACCCAGTAATTGGACAATTTGTAGAAATTCAAGAACAACCTCAAGAACAAGTACAAGAACAATCTCAAGAACAAGTACAAGTACAAGAACAAGTACAAGTACAAGAACAACCTCAAGAACAAGTACAAGTACAAGTACAAGTACAAGTACAAGAACAACCTCAAGAACAAGTGCAAGAACAAGTGCAAGAACAAGTGCAAGAACAACCTCAAGTACAACTACAAGAACAACCTCAAGTACAACTACAAGAACAAGTGCAAGAACAAGAACAACCTCAAGTACAACCTCAAGTACAACTACAAGAACAAGTGCAAGAACAAGTGCGTAAAAGCAAGGTGAGGAAATACACAAGACAGTACAAAAATAAAAAAGACAAAAATTAGGGAATTAATTAACTTAAAAATAATTATATAGTATTATATAATTATAATTATGGTATCAAGATTATGTTTAAAAAGATTAAATAAAGAAATTGCCATGTATCAAAAAGAAAATTTTAGTTTTCCAAATTTAATATTACGTCCTAAGGAAAATGATTTATTGACTTGGTTTTTTATAGTTCATGACTTACAAGAAACACCATTTGAAGGAGGTGTATATTTTGGTAAGATATTATTAGATGAACAATATCCCTTAAAACCACCTAATTTTATATTTATAACTCCAAATGGTCGTTTTAAAACAAGTACTAAAATATGTACCACATTTTCTGCATATCATCAAGAAACATATACTAGTATTTGGAATATAATGTCAATGATGGAAGGTATGATATCTTTTATGACTGATAAAAATCCAGATAGAGGCATTGGATCTTTAGAAACAACTGATGAGGAAAAAACTAGATTAGCAAAAATTTCTTTAGAATGGAATAAATCAAATGACATATTTATATCAACTTTTCATGATATAGACACATTAATAAATACACATTGATAAATACACATTGATAAATACACATTGATAAATACACATTGATAAATACACATTTTAAATCTTTAATCGTATTTTTTTGAACGTAATCCATAATTTGGTTGGATTAATCTACCTTTTAATTCATTGGTTAATGCTTGATAAGTGTCATTTTTACTTTCAATCGTAATACTTTCCGTATTATATGATAAAAATGGATTTTTTGGGTTAATAGGTGAAAATGGGTTAGGGGCATATCCTTCATTTCCTAATTTTAATTTGCTAATGTTTGTAATAACTGGTTCTAGTTCGTTAGTATACCAATTTGAAAAGTCAGTAATTATCTCATTTGCCCCTGTATCAAAATAATTAAATAGATCTATATTATTTTCTTGATTGTATACTTTATTTAAAAATGTTTTTTGTAAATTTTCTTTTTCCACAAATTCTGTTTGTGTTTCTTGAAAATTTTTTGTAGCTTCTATAGTCTGAATATAAACAGATGTTTTTTCAAGAGTAACACACACTGGTATTAGTGTTAATTCATACAGTGTACGCTTTTTACACTCCTTAGAATTCCATACCCATCCTTTATTGACGATTTCTTCTTCGCAAAAAATATAACATTTATCGTCTTCAATTGTATATCGTAAATCCATAACAATTTCTGGATATTTAGTTTTATAATTACTACGTAACCATTCGTAACATTTAATGAAACTGTAATTTACATTTAATTCATTTGTATAAACATAATGAGTGTTTTCAATATTATCTTTTATATAAACAAGTTCTTTACTCATTTTAATATTAATATATAAAATAAATTTATATATTTTACTCGGAAATGCACATTGGCGCTCGAATGCAAATGTCCATAAGATATATTTTTTATAAAAAATTGAAAACATAATGAGATTAAAAAAAATAACTGTGTATTAATGTCATTCTCAAAGTACTTATTGCAATTTACTAAAAACGCAAGTTCCGAACAAACTCATTTATCATTTAACAATGGTAAATACAATGTTCCAGATGATAAATTAGATGAATTTTACAAACGCTATTTTAATGTGATTTCAAATGTTACAAATGATGAAAGAGACTCACTTTATCTTATTGAAAAAGTTTACAATTCAAATTTTGCATTTTTTATTGATTTAGATGTTCCAAAACGATCAGGGTACAAGTTATCTGATGACGATGTTTTTGATGTTATAGCTGCTACACAAACAGTTATTAGAGATATGTTTGTAGAAAATGAAAATTTATTACAAACAATTGTTTCAAAAAGAGTTACTGCAAAAGGTTCTAATTATCATATTAATTTTTACAATTTAATTGTTAATAATGCAATTGGTAAAAAGATTATTAATGAAGTATTGCAAAAACCAGATATTTTACAAGAAAATGTAAAAGAATCGATTGACGTTTCTGTATATAGAACTGGATTGCGTTTATTAGGTTCTAAAAAAGTTTCCAAATCTTCAAATGAACAAAAGGATACAGACGGTATTGATTCTGTATATAAAATTTACAATATGGAAAATCAAACGGTTGTAGAATTAGAAAACTTGACATTTGAACAATTTGCAAAAACTACAGTTAAAAGAAGATCATCATCATCAATTTCCGAACTAAAACAAACTGTAAAAACATCAGAAAAAGCTGTTGAAAAACAAATTCCAGTAAAAGGAATCAGTAATGATAAAATTAAGACTGAAATTTCTACTTTATTAGTCAATTTAAAAGCACAAAATGAATCTTTAAAAGATTATGATACAAGTGTTCAAAGAATTTATGCTAAACAAAATCGTCTTGGAATTTTTTGTTATTATGTATCAATCAATGGTAAATATTGCCCATTTAAGAATAGACAACATGAAAGAGATGTTAGTCCAATTTATTTCGAAATAAGTATCAATGGAATTTATATGAAGTGTCACGATGAAGAATGTAGAAGAAGATTATTTCCAGAATCTGGATTTGCTTTACCAGAACAATTTGAACAAGAATATCCAGAAATGTATATTAGTATGAATACAAAGTTTTGGAAGTCTGAAGTTACTTTATCAGATGATACTCGACAGTCACTAGAATCAAGTTTATCCGGATCACATTATTCTATTGCAAAAGCCGTATTTCAAATTTACAAAGACCGTTTTAGAGTAGATGATATCAAAAATACAGAATGGTACGAATTTAATGGGATTAGATGGAAACGAAGTCATTTGATGAATATTTTAATTTCAGAAGAATTACCTAAATATTATAGAAGTATTAAAATCAGTGATACATCTATACAAAACAAAAATTTACAAGACTTTCTTGTTAATACTGATAAAATAGATGCAAATATGCGTAATCAAATGATTGATAATATTATTAACAAATTGGAAAATGTTAGTTTTAAGAGCAATATCATTTCACAAGTCATTTATTTGTTCAAGACATATGATAATGATTTTTATACTAACCTAGATTCTACTTGTAATTTGGTAGGATTTAAGAATGGTGTGTATGATTTTGGTAAAAAACATTTTAGAGATGGTACACAGAATGATTACTTGACATTTTCTACAGGTTACGATTATCTTGATTATGACGAAACGTGTCCACATACACAAGACATTTATACATTTTTGAGTCAAATTATTCCAAATAAACGTGTATTGGAATATACACTAAAAGTCCTTGGTAAATCATTAATAGGTTCTCCAGATGAGCGTTTTTATATATGGACTGGGTTATCTGGTGCAAATGGAAAATCAACATTAGTTAATTTTTTAGAAAATACACTAGGAGATTATATTACTGGAGTAGACGTATCTCTTTTAACAAATAAAAGAGGAAGTTCTAGCAATGCATCACCAGATGTTGTTAGACTTCGGGGAAAACGTATTTTTACATTTCAAGAACCAGAACACGATGATAAACTTAGGACTGGTATTTTGAAACAATATACTGGTGGTGATACTATTATTGCCAGAGAATTATTTAAAGCACCTGTTTCATTTAAATTACAAGGAACAATGATTATGTGTTGTAATGACTTACCAACTGTTTCAAGTATTGATGGTGGAACTTGGAGAAGAATACGTGTGGTGGAGTTTAAGTCGAGATTTTGTGACAATCCAGTTAAAGAAAACGAATTTAAAATTGATCCAAGTATCAAGTATAAAATCAAGTATTGGAGACCATACTTTATGAGTATTCTTATTCACTGGTATGAAAAGTTTTTAGAAGAAGGAATGAATGAACCAGATGAAGTCAAGAAAGCAACAGCTAAATACAAGGTTGATAACGACAAGTTTAATGAATTCTTTGATCAAATTTTGGAAGAAGCAAACAATGAATTTGAATCAAACAAAATAATTTACAATCATTTCTCTACTTGGTGGACAAATAACTATCCAAACTCTCGTGTACCAGATATTAAAGACTTGAGACGTGCTATGAAAATCAAATATGGAAACGAAAAAGAATCAGTTATCAATGGATGTTTAAATTACGGATTTAATATCAAAATTAAACAAACACTACAACAAGATTTTGACAACCAGGAAGATTTATAATGATTTATAATGATTTATAATGATTTACAAAATTTATTACACTTCTATCTATAATTTGAGATTTAGTCACTTTTAAAATAATTTTATTATAATATTAATAAAATTATTACAAAATACAAAATCGAGTAGATTTATTATTAAGTAACATTTACTGTTTTATCTTGGATGTTTTTTTATTATTTTTTTATAAGATATATATAATGGATGATAGTTTTGTTGAAAATGTAGACGTACCCGTTATAGGGATTACGAATGACAATGCACTATTGAATATAGATGATATTGATTTTGAAAAAGCTAAACCACAGGAAGATGTTTTTACGTGGGAACCTTTAGAAGAACCGTGGAGAAAAAAACTATCATCTGATAATTTCGTTATAAAAAATTGCCTTGGTGATGGAAATTGCCAATTTAGATCAATAGAAACAGCTTTAACAAATGCAGGATGTAAAACTGACCACGAACGTTTAAGACGAGCCTTATGTAAATATATAAATGGTCTAGAAAACTCTGAATTTTTTAGTATTATTCAAAATTACAGATTAGAAAAACAACATGGTGAATTTGTAGGAGAATGGGATCCTTTTAATATTAAAAATAAACGAGATTTTACAACTCAACTTAAAAAACCAGGATTTAATTTCCAAGGTGATAATATTACACTATCTCTTATTTGTAAAGTTTTGAATGTTGATATAATCATATTAGATAATAGTCTTAATATAACAGATCTCACAAACAGTGATAAACCACATCCCAAACTCATCGTTTTATATTATGATCGTCAAAAACAACATTATAAAACCATTGGTTTACAAACAAAACGTAAACGTGTTATAACAATGTTTAAACGCGCAGAACTTCCATCTGAAATAGACAGAATATTGGATAAACATACTTTTTACTTGTATCATATTAAAGACATTTGTACAAAAGAACTTGGCTGTGGAAAACTTCAACTAAACAAGATTATGAAAACAATAGAAGATCGTATTCAAACACGTTTGTCAAAACAAGATAAAAAGTCTATCATAAAAATTATAAGAATGATACTTGACAATGAATCTTTTTTTAATCGGATTAAAAATTCTACATAATAACATATTTGTTAAATGTTAATACCAACATTTAATAAAATTAACAATATACCTTTCTTACAAATCAAATGGTAATTCAAGACCTATTTTACTACACATATCGTGTAATTTTAATGTATCGTATGCGTTAACCAAGTCAGAATAACCACCAAGCAATTCATTATTTATTACTATAACAGGATACGAATGATGCTGATAATAATGGAATAAGTGATCTCGTTTGTATTCATAATTTTTATCATCATGATTTATTTTAATTTCATGAAAAGGTAGTTGTAAATTTTTTAAAAATTTTTTAGCATTATCACAATACTTACACCCTAACCTAGAAAACACAATTATTTTGTTTTCCATATATATATATAACGAATAATAAAATATATTTCATTATTCTTTTTAAATACATTGATAATATAATCATTTACTTCCGTTTAGACTTCCCTTTAGACTTTCGTTTAGACTTCCCTTTAGACTTCCGTTTAGACTTCTTTTTTGATTTAGACTTCCGTTTAGACTTCTTTTTGGACTTCTTTTTTGATTTAGACTTCCGTTTAGACTTCTTTTTGGACTTCTTTTTTGATTTAGACTTCCGTTTAGACTTCTTTTTGGACTTCTTTTTGGACTTCTTTTTAGACTTCTTTTTAGACTTCTTTTTAGACTTCTTTTTAGACTTCTTTTTGGACTTCTTTTTAGACTTCTTTTTGGACTTCTTTTTGGATTTAGACTTCTTTTTGGATTTAGACTTCTTTTTTGATTTAGACTTCTTTTTTGATTTAGACTTCTTTTTAGACTTCCGTTTGGACTTCTTTTTAGACTTCCGTTTGGACTTCTTTTTTGATTTAGACTTCTTTTTTGATTTAGACTTCTTTTTTGATTTAGACTTCTTTTTTGATTTAGACTTCCGTTTTGATTTAGACTTCCGTTTTGATTTTGGCGATCGATAATTTTTATGTAGAAAATCCATGTCTCGTTTTACTTTACGTGTGGATTCTGGGTGGAGGCGTTTGTTATATATCGACAACACATTTAATCGTTTAATTATTTCAGAATACGAAACCCCTTTACCAGATAATAAAAATTTTAATAACGATCGTCGATTTTTTTCTGGTAGACCAACATTATATCCAAATAAACCACCTTTTGTAGTAACAGGTATTTTTACCTTTGTTTTTCCGCTAGGCGTGTTTTTAGATCTTTTTGAAGTTTTGATTTTTTTCGGTTTTTGCGAAGTTTTCATTTATTTTGTTATAAATTAAAGTAACAAAAAAAATTTTTTATTAATATATATTAAAATGAAATTATTAAATTACGAAATTACATTTGAACACTTGATAATGCTTATTGCAATATTATACATATTAATGTTTATAATTAAAACAAAAGAACGCTTTGAAACTGAAATTGAATCAAAGGATGCACAAAAACAAAAAAGTAAGGCTTGTGGTCAAGAATCTGTTAATTATGGACATTTACATTATGTCTTTAACTCGCCACTTGTACCTAGAAGATAATAAGTTTAAATTATTATAACAATCTTTATAACAATATTCTTTTTATATTATAAGGATGATAATACTAGACTTCTCATCATTAGTAGTTATACCATTACTAATATATATAATAACAAAAAATATTACTATAACAATTGTTTTTTTATGTTTTTGTTTGCGATTTTTAAACAGTCCAGATAAAAAACTCGTTAAACAAACGGTACAACCAAATATGTTTTATTCGCCTAGTTCAGGTTATATTAGAGAGATAATTAACAACGATACAGATACAACTATTTCTTTATTTTTGAACGTATTTGATAATCATACACAATATATACCTATAACATCCAATGTAATATCCATCGAGAAATTTAGTGGATTGTTTGCCCCGGCTTTTTTAGAACATTCAGTGAATAATACAAGAGTTAAAACTACATTGTATAACCCAAAATTAAACTTTACATACACAATTACTCAAATAACTGGGTTATTAACAAGAAGAATCATAAACTTTTTACAAACGCAAAATCAAGATACAATATTAACGCCAGGTGAAAGATTAGGATTTATTGTTTTAGGTTCACGAGTAGATATAACTATACCAAATAAAAACATACAACAATTATTAGTCAAAACTGGTGATCACGTTAGTAGTATGGAAAGGATGATTTTAGTTAAATGATTTGTAAAGTTATTGTCACGTATTTAAAAATAATTGAAATTATTACCTATAGATAACGTAATTTAATAATGTCATCATCAAGAAAGGATTTTGAGATTTTTTTATATAAAAACAAGTTTAATCAAAAATCATTAATGGATATAGTAGGTAGTCTTCGAAATACTACAATTGCGTGTATTTTAAATGACTTACAACAAGAACAAGAGCCTCTAGAAAACGACGCAAATAGTATATACGTATTTACAGATGGTGGGTGCTCTAAAAATGGCAAGGCTGATTCTAAAGCTGGATATTCTGTTTTGTTTTCTACAGATGAAGATTCTACTTTATACGAATTTAATACAACACGTTTAGTTGTAAGGGAACCAACAAATAACAAAGCAGAACTATCAGCTATAAGATACGTTTTTAAAATAGTTTTGGAAAACGTTAATTTATTTCAAAATAAATCTGTAATCATATGTACAGATAGTATGTATTCTATTAATTGCGTAGATAAATGGTCAAAAGGTTGGATTAAAAACAATTGGAAAAATGCAAAAGGTGAAGATGTTAAAAACCAAGATATTATTAAAAATATATTAAAATTAAAGGATGATATTAATAATAGTAACAAGAATATTCAAATTAGTTTCAATCATGTTTTTTCACATACTCAAGAACCAAGCGATACTAAATCACTAAAGTATTTTTTTTGGAATGGAAATAATATAGTCGATGAAAATATCAAGAAAATATTGAATTTATAAATACTTATTTAAAAATAAACTTATTAAACGAGTATTACTATGTCTGATTTATACAATTTTGTTAATATTATTGGTTATGGGTATGTTGGAGGTGCAATTGGTTACTTGTGTAAAAAAAACAAGTTACCATATTGTACATATGATGTTTTAAAAAAAGATGAACGTGAATCTGTAGAAAATTTCAATGATATTTCCAGTTTAATTAAAAGTTCAGAACAGAAAAATGAACATAACTTTTATTTTATTTGTGTTCCAACACCACCTAAAGGTAATACAGGAGAATGTGATACATCAATTGTAGAACATGTTTTGGATCAATTATTTTGCGAAACTAAACGTAAAACTTCAGTTATTATCAAATCAACTGTTAAACCAGGTACTTCAAGAACTTTACATAATAAATATGGTAAAAAGTTGAATATTGTATTTTGTCCTGAATTTTTAAAGGAAAAAACGTTTCAAGAAGATATGTACAATGCCAATTTTTGTTTATTAGGAACTGAATATGATTCTAGTACTCGTAAATCAGTTGAAGATGTTATGCGACGATTGTATTCTCATAAAACAATTGATGTAATTCATAAAAGTTATGAAGAATGTGAATTATTTAAATATACGATCAATGTATTTTTAGCAGTAAAAGTCTGGTATTTTAATGAAATTAGTGAAGTATGTGATAAATTTGGAGTTGATTATAATAATTTAAAAGACTTGTTTCCTTTGGAGCCACGTATTGGTGAATCACATATTGATGTTCCTGGTCACGATGGATCTTATGGTTTTGGTGGAAAATGTTTACCAAAAGAGACATTAGCCTTATCAAATTTACAACGTGGGTTGGGTCTACCAAATAAAGTATTATCGGAGATTTTGGAACGTAATAATCATTTTAGAAAAAAGGAGGATTAATGTACAAAATCGTAAAATTACAAAATCGTAAAATTACAAAATCGTAAAATTACAATATAAATAATATTAGTTTAAACACAACGTGCTTTAACTAATAATGAAAATTACGAATTTTACTTTTTCAGATAATTCACTAGTAGTTTATTTTGACGTAGAATTCAAACAAATAAATTATGTTAAAATGGAGTCACAATCTAACGACTCGCATGGAATATTAGAATGTGAAGAAATGGAAATAAAATATTCAAAAAAGAAAAATACGTTAAACTTATTCGTAGGTGACGTTGCAAATACAATTATATTACTAATTACAGTTTTTGATAATAAGGATGTATGTTATTCTTATTACATGACTAAAATGTTCGAGGATAAACAAACAAACATGGATTTGATGGCACGTGGATTTAAACAATTATTTAAAGGCGAATCTTGTCAAGGGAAAAATAAAAATACTAATACTACTGAACAAATTAGTGAACAAACTACAGAAATGATCACAGAAACGACGATAAAAATACATCCTATAAAAAATCAAAATATTTTTGCAAACATTAAAAAGAAAGTTTAGTTTTAACATATGGAGTTAGAACGTTTATGTAAAAGAGTTACAAATATTACAAGTAGTATTTCAAGAGCATATACTAAAGATATTTCAAAAATTTTAGATGATGTTTTTTTCGAGTATGATATTCATTATAAAGATACACAAGAAAAAGTTCCAAAAGAAATTTTACTAAGAAAATTTTTATCTATTTTTGATAATTCAGAACAGGATGTTAAAATATGTATAGGTGTTTCTCAAAATGGTAATAAATGTTGTAGACGAGTACGAGAAGAGTCTAATTATTGTAAAACACATCAATATTTAGAATATAGATCAAAAATAGATGATGAAAAACAAAAAGATAATTTATTTATTATTGAAAGTTCTGAATTACAAAACAAGTTAGATAAATATGAACATCACACTTCTATTCAAATTGACGGCACATTTTATTACGTAGATGATTCGTTTGTTTACGATAAAAAAACATTGGAAAGAGTTGGATATACGGAAGGATCTAAATATATCTTAACAGATGACCCATTTATTTTGTGTTTGTAATTGTAATTGTAATCAATTTAAAGATACTGGTTTTTATATCTTTATATTATGAGTTTATATATAATTTGTTTAAATTTAATGATTTTGTTTGAGGTTAGTTTAGCACATATTTCTATGAGTTTCCCTCCATCAAGAAGAAATCAATTGTCAGAATATTATAAAAATAGTGGATTAGTGAATTATAATTTAAGATCACCACTAAATGTCCAACCTGATTTTTTTAGTTTTCCGTGTAAAGGGTTCCCAAAAGGTCCATCTGTTACAACATATGATACAAATACTATAACTGTTACATTAGAAGGTACTGCTGTTCATGGTGGTGGACATTGTCAATTTGGAATATCTTACGATGATAAAAAGTTTGTTGTTTTAAAAACAGTTATTGGAAATTGTTTATTAGATTCGATGTCATACTCATTTGATATTCCTGAAAATGCTAAAGGTGATGATGTTACTGTTTTTTGGACGTGGATTAATAGAATAGGAAATAGAGAATATTATATGGAATGCGCTGATGTAACTGTTAATACTAATGGATATACTACAAATATAACTGGTAAAGAATTATTAATAGTAAATTTACCAGGATATGCAAATGTACCAGAATGGGAAATGGGTGCACCTAGTTCACTTGATGGAAGAGATTTATTAAATTCAGTTGAAAATATTTCATTTAAAACACAAAATCAAAAAGGAAAAGGAAAAGGAAAAGGAAAAGGTAATGTTAAATCTGTTAAAAATAAAAAGTTTAACAGAATAAAACAAAAAGTGAGTAAAGATAATAAAGTTGTTGACAAATACTGTGATTGTATAACAGGCAAAATGAAATGTAATAATAGTGGGTTTGATACGTGTGTTAATAACAAGTGGATATATAGAAATTGTGCAAGTGGTACATCATGTAAGACATCTGGTGAGAGTATCGTTTGCGATTTTGCATAAAATTTATTTAAAATAATTTATTCAAAATATTTTAGATACTATTAAATATGTTTTTCATCTTGCAATAGTTTTATATAATCTTTACGTAAATTTATTATTTCATCAGTTAATTTAACATTTATTGTGTCTATATATCCTAACGCGATTGCTATTTGAAAACTTTTATAAATACAATATTTTTTCACATCTGTTAAAAATAGTGATGAATTTTTACCATAAAAATGTATAGCATAATTATCAACCTTATTGTCGTTTTCATAAATCTTTGAAATTTTATGTAAAATATTAGTATCTGATTTTTGTGTTAATTTCACTCTTAATGTTTTGTTATAAATACCTATAGAACCATCTCCATCAAAAAAACCAGATATATACTTTTTAAAATTTTCTGTAATTTCAATATTATCTTCCATTTTAATAATATTTTTATTAAAATAGGTTTTTTTTCAAATTTTTTTAGATAGGATTTAAAATAAAACCATAAATTTTGATTTATTTTTTTAATTTGAATATGCTAACCCACCCCGGGTGCATTTATCCTTTAGTTTTCACTAAAGGCCGGACTATATCTTAAGATATCATTGATACTGATTAGGTATCTCAATCCCAACTACATTTAGTCTCTGAACCTTCACCATAGTCTTATCATAGCGACTTTAGGTGCTTGGCTGCGGATTTTCCAATCCTAAACTTTATTACCATTGGACAAAGCCCAACTCTTACGAGTCGTGCAATGGCGACGTAAGTCGCATACGGCTATTAACCGTGTTCCTTTTAAATGTTTCCAAATAAAAGTGGTAGTTTAGGCTCTAAGGAAGTCCCCGTCAATTTGAAGTTGTTGCAAAAAAAGTTTGATCCTTTTTTACTAGCCAGTTATATAGAAATCATTTCAAATTGATTTCTTGCTAATTTACACTGTTTTTCATAATAAGTAATAGCAAAACTTATTATGCAGCTGACTGTTTGGCACAGGTTAATGTAAATACATTCTTTAATGCCAGCCATGATTCTGAGAACGTTATAGTTAACGGCAAAAACATGAAGGTTACCAGCTCCAGCAGAGTTAATGTGGAGAGTGGCATTGTCGATACGAGACATGTTTACAGTTCCAGAAGGTTGATGTTGTTCTGGGTTAAGAGCAAACGAGTAAACATAGATACCATCACTTGGAATACAAGTGTGATGTTGGAATGGTTGAACCAAGTTGAAGTAAGATCCCTTACGTTCAGAGAATCGGTCTTGTCCATTAAGTTGAAGCTTAGCAGTAGAGACTGCTACATAGTCAGATGAGTCAGCTCCAGCATCACCGGAATCTCTAATAACCCAAACAAGTTCTTTGCAAGGATGGTTCAAAGCAAGTTTGCTCTTGTAAGCACCAGAAGCAGCAATAGATTCAGCTCCAGTGAATTGCAATTGTTCAATGAGATATTCGTGTTGAACTTGAGCAAATTGACGACGTTCATCAGTATCAAGATAAATATAATCAACGAACAATGAAGCTTCAAGACTTGGAGTAGTAGACAAAGCACCAGAAGAAGTAACATGAAGATCAGCAAGAGCCTTGAAGGTAATATTGAACTTGACTTCGTGATATTGAAGAGCAATCAAAGGAAGAGCAAGACCAGGGTTTCTGCAGAACCAGAATTGAAGAGGGATATACATAGTATATGCTCCGATTGTACCAGCATTTGCGGTATACATATCAGAGGTGTTACCAATCATATCATTGTATCCAGATGTCTTTTCAGAAGTTTGGGTAAGTTCATTCCAGATGTTTAACCATAATCCGTAATGTTTATCAATGGTTTGACCACCGATTTCAATGGAAACTTCTTCAATCAAATTGTGTCCAAGATTTTGAACCCATTTGACAGTTTCAGTTCCAGTTGCTTCAATAGCACCAACAGTTGCTTGAAGGTAAACCTTGTGGATAAGATCACCATTGCGAGAAACAGTGCAAGAAACTTTTCGACCAAAGTCTACAGATCCGTTAAAGGTCTGTTCAATAGCTTCAATTGCAAAGTTAGTGTGTCGTCTATAAACGACTTTGAAAAAAGTAATTTGCTTTAATACCCTACCTTTCGGTATATTTAATTATACAATAAGTATAATAGGGAATAGACTATATCTTAAGAAAAGTGTATATCACTTTCCCCACTACCGTTTAGTCGTTGAACTGCATCCATATGTATTATATACACTTAGGACTTGGCTGCGTGCTTATCCATTTCAAGAATTTAAAATTCTATCATATATTGCCTTTTTACTATACCTCAGTTTATTCTGAGCCAGTAAATCTTTTCAAATTTACTTTAGTAGCAAATGATTTTACTAGTTGACTATGATTATATATCAATTCTGTATCAATTTTATCATTTTTTAATATCTTTAGGACGTCGCCGCAATTTGATAGTGTTGCAAATTAATCTATATATAAAATTAATTCACTAGCAGTTGAATTATTAATCAATAATTAATATAGGACTCTTACAGATTTTTCTATAACATATCCTAATAGTTATAGCTGACCACTTTTCATCCCCATTTTATTAAGGATTACCAGTAAGGTAAATATCTTGAGCTCCATAGGCAACCAATTGCATTAATCCACCACCCATTGTTTTATTGTTTTTATAATATACAAAAAGAAAATAAATTTCTATAAATAACTTAATAAATCGCATATGTATTTTATATAACCACAATATACGAAATAACCACATGGTCAGAATTCATTTAAAATGATGTCTGACCAATTATATACTACCCAACATCACAATTTGACCACAATTTGACCACAATTTGACCACAATTTGACCACAATTTGACCACAATTTGACCACAATTTGACCACAATTTGACCACAATTTGACCACAATTCAATTCAAATTCAATCCAATTCAAATTCAAATTCAAATTCAAATTAAATTATAAATAAAATCTCCTAAACGATATTTCAGTAAGATTTTATCACAATATATTAGCAATAAGTATTGTAACTTTGCAAAGTCTGTATCGTCTAATACACCATTGTCCTCGTCAAACTTGTAAACACCTATATAACTTCTCTTACTTGAAAAATAAAAATGTAATCGTAAATCACTACACAATTCTATATCATTAGTGTATACATAAGGTTTGCTTGTATAATTACTACTATAGGTATAGTAATGAACTGGATGTACAGCAACTATTTCATCATTATCTTCTACAATATTCGTATTTTGTAATACATACGTTATTATATCATAATAAACAACTTCTGGACTTTTTAAATCCCCAAATCCTAAATCTATCCTCATATCTTTATACACTATATTATATAAAAAAATGAAACGTTACCATATATTTGTTACCTAAATCACTAAAAGTTTCACGTTCGTTTATTATATCATAATCAGTTCTCATAAATACAACTTTAGAATCGCCCATAATATTTATATTCGATGCGCTATCATTTTTTAAAAACATTTTTTTACCAATAACTAAATTTGAAAAAATGTTTTCTAAACGCTCAAATTGAATATCTTTGAATAAATCACTTGATAACAAAAAACTACACTTTTTTTATATTACAAAAAATTTTTATATAATACTATTATAAAACAATATGCAAGGAATGATAATAGGAATAATTGTTTTAGTTATATGCATATGTAGTGTAATAGGTGTATTTGTATTGTGGCCAACAGTAGATCCAACTTCATCGGATTCATCGGATTCATCGGATTCATCAGCTGCACCTACATCTACTAAATCTACACCTGCATCTACACCTGCATCTACACCTGCATCTACACCTGCATCTACACCTGCATCTACACCTGCATCTACACCTGCATCTACACCTGCATATACACCTGCACCTACACCTGCACCAGCTGCACCAGTTGTATCAGTTGTATCAGGAGAATGTAATAAAACAGCTTGTAATAATCTTATGAGTGACTGGATTAAAAATAAATATTGGGCATTTGGAGATACAGCTAATTCATTTGGTGAATGTAAAAAATGCGAAAGTAAATGGTTTAAATCACCATACCAAACATCTACAGATGGTATTAATTGGAAACAAAATTCAAATAAAGATGAAGCATTTAATTCAGTTGCTGTATAATACCAAATATAATGTGTCGCAAATTGATTTATTTGTCAACATTTTAAGAGAATTGTGTATTATATGTTTTTTAACAAAAAACAAAATATCCAATAAAATATACATTTTTGACAAATTCTTAATAATTTGACAAAAATGTATATTTTATTTATAAGTATAACTAATGAAGGGGAGGGGTATTGCAGCTACGAAATTACGGTCATCATTATATGTATTACCACCTATAACTAAACAATTTGCAAAAAATTATGGGAAAACTATAAATGGCGAATTTATTGGAGTATCTTATTACGATATACCAATTGATATATCAAATGATATTTTAAAACTGATTATACCTGAAAAATATAGACGTTATTTTAACGTTTGTTGGTTAGAAATTAATAATGATTATATACCACCACACATAGATAGTGATATAAATGCAGTCGTAAACATTTATATACAAACAAAGGGTGCAACTACTATACTTTATGAAACTCCAAGTTTATCTAAATCAATAAGAGTAGATAATCAAACAGATGGTGCGGTATACAATCCAGATGACCTTGATGAAATAGATAGATTTAAAGCAAAATCATATGAAGCTTGGATTTTAGATGTTAAAAAACCACATTCTGTTATATGTAGGAATGGTAATGGAGATAAAATTAGATCTGCTTATTGTATACAAACATCATATTTTTCATACAATGATTTGAAAAATTTATTAAGTTAAACTAATGGGTAAACTATTAACAAAAAACGTGATAAAAAAAGCTACTACAACGTCCATACTATAATGTGATCTTGTTATTGTTAATATTAAAGCGTGTAATATATTAAGTATACTGAAAACAATAAAATTGTTAGTGTTTTGTTTAACAATACTGTATTTGAATATGCTATTTTATTTTTTGTTAAATAACCAATGTAAAAAACCTTGTTGTACACTCATTTTCATTATCAATGAACTAGATTTATTTATCTTTTCCCACGACAAATCTAATTGACCATATTCTTGTTTAACAGGATTTATAACAATGTCCTTTTTCATCACTTCATTTTTTACATAATTATTTTCCCTACAATTAACTATGTCAATTACGCTTGTAGAAGGGGTTTTATCATCTACTAAATCAATTACGCATCTTGTATCTTGTAAAAAATTATACATATCATTTACAGAACATCTTTTGGTTTTATCAACTGTCATCATCTTTAACATTATATTTTTAAAATCATCCCTTAATCCAATGCGCCTTTTTATTTTTTTATTCATAATTTCCTGTATATTTTCTAATTTATAAAATCTTTCTAAATCATTTATGTTCCTTATATTAGAAAATGGTAACAAGTTAAACATTAATTCATAAATACATATTCCTAAACTCCATATGTCGATATTTTTATTATAATATTGAGATTTACCTTTAGAAGACTTGGTTTGCTTATAAACTGTTATATTTTCCATGTTGTTTATATTTAATATTATTTCAGGAGCCATATAATATGGGGTCCCACATAACTTGTAATATTTTTTACTCAATATGTCATCTAAATTTATATCCTCGTCATTCATTCCATATAAATCATAACAAGCAAATCCAAAATCAGAGATCTTAAATTGTATTCCACCACTACTTGAATATTTTATCAATACATTATGCAACTTGATATCACGATGCACTATATTTTTGTCATGTATATATTTTAAACCACCAATTGTTTGATTTAAAAATTCATATAAAAATGAGTTTGTAAATCCACCTGACGAATTTCTAAAACGTTCAGATCCTGTACCTTTTAAAAAATCATACACATCCCCACCATTACAATACTCCATCCTTAAATAATATATACCATTGCTTTTATTGTAACCAAAAAATTTTATTATATTGGGATGATCTAAACTAGATAAAATTTCTATTTCACTTTCTATCAATTCTTTTAAACGCTTAAAATAGTAATCTTGTTCTGTATTAATCAATTCGCTTTCATTTTTATATGGTGTTATATTAACTTGTATATTACTATTATCACTATTATCACGTTTTGCCTTGTTTACTCTTCTAACTGTACTACCTGTTCTTCTATTCATATAACTTTTTACCAATTCATTTATGTTTATTTCTTTTATTATAAAAAATTCATCATTTGATTCAATGTCACCTATATGCAATGGTATATCATTTTTACACAAAAATACGTTGGAAAATGAACCTTTACCAATTTGCTTAATTACTTCATAATCTTGAATACCTTGACTCATTCTAATATTAATCAATGAAAATAAATTTAACTTTTTACATTATCAAAATACTCAAGTGCTGCTTGATACCCCATATCAATTAAACCACGTTTTTCATCTTCAGTTAATATAAAATTAATAGGTTGTGTTATTTTATATGCGTGTATACAAATTGTGTGTTCAACATATTTATATGCCAAAGTAGTATCTCTTTCCTTGTTTGCAAACATACATCCCATTAAATGCAAAAGATAACTTTCGAATGAATCTATTTCGTAATTTATTTCATCCTGAAATTCACCTCTTGTTACCAATTTACACCCCAGTACATTATCCATATTCTCATATTCCTCATATAACTTTATAGGATAATTATTTAAAACACCACCGTCAACGTAAATACTATCATTGTATTTTTCTGCACAAAATATAAATGGTATACTTGTAGACATACGTATAGCCTTTATAACCTTTAAATTAGGATTCTTTATATAATCAAAAATTTCAATACAGTATTTATTAACATTTGTTACAACTACTCTAAAATTAACCCCGTATTTATTCCATATTTCACGTAAAGTTATATCCTTTGAAATACCCTTCTTTAATAACATTGACTCTATCCAAGTTGTTATTAATTTACCATTATCCATACCGTATTTTTCTAATAAATTCTTTATACGAAAATTTTTCAAACTATCTATTTCAGTTGACATAATTTCAGCATACAATTCGTCATATGTATATCCTACTAAATACAATAATCCAACTAAACTACCTATAGAAACACAGCACATTTCATTTATTTCAAATTTAACATCGCCATTTAATTTTAACTCTTCTAAACGTTTTATAACACCAATATAAGCTATACCTTTTACACCACCTCCACTCAAAATCAATGTTTTTATCAAATTTTTCATACGTTTATTATTATATTTAATAGAAAATAATAATAAACATATTACACACATTACACATTACACATTAAATTTTTTAATCAAGATCTTTTAATCAATATCTTTTAATCAAGATCTTCCATAATTGGTAAGAGGACCTTTTCCCCAATTGCATTTAGCTGTAAGGGAACCTTTTCATCTTGAAAATTGTCAAAAAATATTGTTACAAAATTAGTATTGTATATTTCTTTAATTTTATATACTTTTTCTGTAAAATTATCATCATTCATATATAGCATTATATTATAATCAGTAATATTTACACGTTTTTTAATCTTTTTATCATCTAAAAAATCAAAAAACATATTTAATTTTACATGTTTATCAAAGTAAAAACTAAATTTTCTTAAATCACTTGTTATATCAAATAATATTTCCCCCATATCATTTGTTATACTGGAGTGAACAATCAAATTACGCTTATCAATATTATTACCAATAGATTTTTCAAATTCTAATACATCAAAGTCAGAAAACATTACAAAATTGTATTCTTTTTCATTAAATATCACATCATATTCTGTGAAACAACTATCGTTTATAGTAGTACTAGTTTGGTGTGTAATCTGATTTTGTATAGGTTTTATTTTCTTTAATCTACATTCTATTCTCCATTTATAAATCCATAAAATTAACGACAACGCTTTTAAAAATACAACACGTCTATAACAATATAACATCACAGTTATTAAAATTAAAATCAAATTAAAAAACATCTTATTTAAAAAGTATAATTTTTTAGTTTTAAATGGATTTCTTTCAATTTTTACAAAACTCAAAAGACACTCCAAATTCAAAAACAATTAACAAAACACAAACGCGTAAAATTCAGGAAACAGAAACACCAAACACACCATTAACACTCACACCAACAAATTTAGCTAATGAAGAAGTTGAAGTATATAAAAATATTACCAAAGGCGATATGGTAAAAATTATGGGGGTAAAAGGTAGTATTTTAAATTCATATAAAGGATATATTGGAGAAGTAAAAGATTATAAACGTGACAAAGACTCAGCAATGATATTTTTACATGCTATAACATATCCAACTGTTATTAAATTTCCATTGCATCATTTTGTTAAAATTGACCCGTACAAAGGGGAATAAAGGGGAAAGGTAATTTTAATCAAGATTAGTATATGTTATAGTTTTATCTGTTACAAATAATTCTTTTAATGTTTCATTAACCTCTTTTAGTTGTTCTAATTTAACTAATCTGGGATCTTCATGTTTTATATTTACACTATGTTTATTAATTGCGTAAGAACATGTTTTTATACATGGATTTTTATTAATTAACGTAACAAATACATCTTGGTAAATATCTTTGATATCTCCGTTTGATAAATATATAAACCAAATATCATTTGTACCCTTTAATTTTAATCTTCTAAACATTTTGTTGAAAATTAAAAGTCCACGTTTTACAATATCTTCATTACCAATTCGAATGGTATGGATGTATTCGTTATTGCAGTTTATAAATTTGTTTATATCGTATTCTTTTATATTAACTACAATATTTACTTGTAAACAACGTTCTAAAAAACGTACGTCTATAGTTTTATCGTCAAAATCTAGATAGTAATACACATCCAGTATTTGTTTTTTAGTTCTGGAGTTATTTTTATCATTAGTAGAGGAAAAATTGATTGACATTTTATCTACCTTGTAATATAAAAAGGTTTTTTAAATGAATTTCAAACCTAATACTTAAACTTTTTTTAGTAGTATATATTAATAATGAAATCAAAAACTAATAAAGATTTACAAGATCATCTAGATTATTCTAAATACCATGGTACCTCAGGATTATCTACAAAAGCCTGGGGGCCTAATGGATGGTATTTTTTATTTTCGTGTATAATGGGAGGATACCCTGTTGAAATAGATGAAAGAAATAAAGAACATAAGGAAATCAAACGTCATTTTAAAAATCTGTTATTAAGTTTGGGTTACACAATGCCTTGTATATTTTGTAGACAATCATTTTTAGGATTTTGTAAAGATCTTCCCCCTGATAGTTTTATGACTGGAAGAATAAAACTTATGCGTTGGCTTTACGAAATAAGAAATCGAGTAAATGATAAATTAATTATACAGGAAGAAAAATGTTACAATGATGAAAAAAAACGTCTAAAAAATATATATTATAATGGTAAAAAAACAGACCAAGATAAAAGAGTTTATTATAAAAATTTAGAAGAGTTTAGAAAAAAAACATTTATAACTAAACCATCGATTAGCTTTGAAGAAGTTCTAGACAAATATGAATCGATACGAGCCGTTTGTTCAGCAAAAGCAAAAACTTGCGCGTTACCAGATAAAGTCAGCTGATTTATTAAATACATCAAGAATATTTCCTAGCCACTTAGCCACTTCTTAGCCACTTCTTAGCCACTTCTTAGCCACTTCTTGTAACTCTATTTGATGTTGTCTATCTTTTTCTTCAAGTTTCTTCTTTAATTCTATTGATTCATTAAATATTATATCATCTAATATATTTCCTGCCCATTTTCTAAATTTTTTAGCTATTTCTTTTTTGGAGTTGTAAAGTAATCTATAAACTCCTTGACTTGTTAAAAAAATAGTATCTGGATTTCCACTATTTGATGAGTACGTTGTACGTACTACCTTCTCATCTTCATCAAAATTCATTATACTTGTTCTAATATTTACAATACCTAATACTTTACCAATATCAGATGCACGGAAATAATATACACGTTTATCGTCAATATTTTCTTTTATAATAGATATTGGGTTGTTTTCAAATGCTTTTACTATACAATTATTATCTGTTTTAATTTCTTCTATCATTTATATACGTGTATGTTATATGTTAGGTTATAGTAGGTTATATGTGTAGGTTATATGTGTAGGTTATATACTCTATTATAAAACTTTATTTTTAAATAACAAAACTCACAATTGTTCCACGTTTACCGTCATATTTACTGGTTTTACACTTTTATTTTTGTTATAATCTAAAAAAATCTTTTTAATTATTTAATTATTTAATTAAAAGGATGTATCTTATCTTTATTTTTAGTAATATTTTTATACTCCAATTTCAAAGAATCTTCTCATTTGAGCTGGACTTTGTTCAAAACTGCTTTGATTCCAAGGTCCAACGTTTTCTTTTGGAATTGGTGGAAGAGATCTGATATCTTGATATGGAATTTTATTAGATTGCATTACTGTATTAATACCCACATGATATCCACTAATCAAAAAGTTTTGTTCTTTTAAAAGTTTAGAAACAGGATTTTCTTTAGCAAAATCACTTTCTGCTCCGTACTTTGGGAGAAGATCTTCTGGTTTAACTTGCTCACTACCAGCTACAATTTTATCAACTTGAATTTTTTGCATAGGTTCTTCAAGTTCTGCAGCTGGTTCTGCAGGGGCAGCTTGTACAATATCCCCTTCTTCTACATTTTCTTCTCCTTCTACATTTTCTTCTCCTTCTACGTTTTCAAGTTGTTCTGGCATCATACCATAATAATTTTGCATCTTTTCAGATTTAGGTTTTTGCATATAAGATACTAAAAGATAAACGCCAAGTAAAATTAGCGCAACTTTAAGCATATCATTTCGTTGAATAAGTTCTAAAATATTAGCCATAGGATTTGTTTTAATATACTATAATAAAATAAAATAATTTTAAAAAATTAAAAAAACCACAAAACTGTTAATTTAAAATTAAAATTACTTATTATAGTAAGTAATTTTAATCTCTGTATAATACAATTAATTTTAATGGAGGTTGATTCTGACGAATATATTGATGATAACTTTACAAATATAGATAGAATAGATGATTTTTTTATTAAACATTCTAATAAAATTCACGATTTGTCTGATGAGTTAAAATCTAGATTTAGTGGATTCTCACCACCTTTCCTATGTAATATGGAATTTCATAATTTAATACATTTTTTTGAAAACTTTATTGTTAAACAAACTTGTTTTCTACCATTAAAGTCAAAAATTAACAACAAATATATTTATACTAAAGAAATATTTAATACTTTTTATAAAAAAGAACTAGATATATCGTATGGTATAGTATTTGATTTTTCAAAAACAACTTTAAAATTTAACTTACATTATGAAGATTGGTTGAAATTCTGTTATCATTTTACTGAGAAATATGAATTGTACAAGTAATAAAGAATGCGATCATAAATTGTATTTAATATCATTTTATATTACAATGATATTATCTATTGATATTGGTATTAAAAATCTGTCATTATGCTGTATGGATTATACGGACCATAAAGATTTATCTTCTTATATTATAAAATTATGGGATGTATACGATACATTAGATACAGAGGATTATTTTTGCCAAAGCTTAAAACGTGATGGTAAACCTTGTGGGAAACGTTGTGGATATAAATTTAAATCTGAAACTGAGATCACATACACTTGTAAAACACATTTTCCTAAAAACATTACAATTAAACCACAAAACGTATATAAAAAACGTCTTGTTAATGATTATTTACTACAGGATATTGCTAAAATTGTTTTAACACGTCTTCAAAAGATATATGATGAAAACTTTGATATTTTTACAAACATTAAATCTATTGTTATAGAACTGCAACCCAAAATAAATCAGAAAATGAAGTTTATTTCTCATATAATATACGGAAAACTTGTAGAACTTTATTACAATACAACTACAAAAATACGTTTTGTAAGAGCTGCTCAAAAATTAAAAGCATACACTGGTCCAATTATTATATGTAATTTAAAGGGAGCTTATTCAAAACGTAAATGGTTAAGTGTACAATATACCAAATGGTTTTTAGAACAATCCCCATTAAACAATGGGTCTTGGCTGGAACATTTTTTAAATCATAAAAAAAAAGATGATATGGGAGATACATATTTGATGGCAATAAATGCAATACACGGTATACCCAAAAAGCAGAAAACCGATAAAAGTGGGAAATGTATAAAATAATAAATAAGAGATTTGTTGAAATTAAGTGTTATGTGATTATCCTTAACCCACCTATTATCTTTGATATTTTTTTTATACAGTATTTTATACTTGTTTTGTATATGGTTAAGGGCTTATATTCGTATATATAACATTGTACACATTCATTAAATCTTACGCGTTTGATTATTTCTTGATCACAGTGTATTTCAGGGGTGTATTTTAGTGGTGTAGTATAAATAGATGTTATGATTTCATATTCAGTCATCCTTAATTATATACGTTATATTATATTTTCGTTTTTAACACGTTTAAAAGGTGTAAAAAAATTAGACGTATATATCATTGATGTTAATAAACGAGTTTGAAAAGTTATCTTTAAGAAAATTTAAAATTAAAAGTATTCTTCCAGATGCTACCATATTATGCTTAGGTAAGAGGCGGAGTGGAAAATCGTTATCTTATGGTACAAAAGTGTTAATGTATGATGGTACAATTAAAAATGTAGAGGATATTAAAGTTGGACAACAAGTTATGGGTGATGACAGTACACCTAGAAATGTTTTAGAAACACATTCTGGGA